CATCTGGAATAGTGTTTGTTTCAGGTATTAAGCGAACATCACGCTGGTTTAGAAATCGGATAGGTATCTGCCGGTTCAGATCACGCTGGCCGTGGCTGTGGCTGGCTGGGTTCGTGCTGTGCAGTTCCGAGGCTGTCCGATGGATGGGGCCTGGTAGGAAGGGATCGCTTCAGCAGCCGCTGTGTGGCTTTCTGTAAGTTCCGGCCAGGATGGGGGATCAGGCCATCCGGCCAGGTGGAACGGTTAGGTATGGGAACAGTGCTGGATCTGGATGATGGATCGTATGGTTCCCAGGGGCTGCCCCGATGCAGCGACTGAACCCACGGGGTGATCGAGGTTAGTTATACACCTCGTAAGGATCTGAAACCAGGGCTTACTGGGTGCTTAAACACTGTCTAAAATACGAAAGGCCCCCAGCGGTTTCGCCAGGTAAGCCCTGGTTAATCCCGCTGGGGGAAGTGTGCAGTGGGCAGAACGGTGATGTTCTACCAGCCGATCACGGTGATCGGTGTATCCTGATCGATGTCGTGATCAGGGTAGTATTCAGCCAGTTCCTCGATCAGTGCTTCCAGATCCTCGTATTCACGATGGCCCAGGAACTTCCACTGGGGGATCCAGGCAGCAGGCACTTCGGCGTTCAGTTTACAGGTGGCACCAGTGATGGGTTCCCGATCACCATCCACCAGTTCCAGGGGATCGCCAGGTACGGGATCGTATCCTGGATCCACACGTAACGTGAACCGTTTCGTGCCTTCCTCGATGGCTTCGGTGAACCTCGGGTGGAAGGGGATGGTGATCATTTGAAATCCCCCAGTTTCGCTGGCTTCCTGAACACGTTCACGCACCTGATCCGCATATTTGGGCCACTGGTGATGGGGATGATCGTATCCCGTTCTACCTGGCCCACTTCCTCGGGGATGTCCATCCCTTTCGTGGTGGTGTAGTTCTGGTAAACCAGCCAGTCTAAGATCAGCAGCACACCGCCTGGCTTCAGAACACGAACTGATTCCAGGAAGTGTGATTTCGGGTTCGGGAATTCCTTATCATACAGTTCTTCAGCCATCCCAGGGGAATATGGGGGATCGCTTAGAACCACATCGAATTCATCTGTCCACTGATCTGGAAGATCACGTGCATCGTGGTGGGTATCCACATCCAGATCTTCATCGATGTCGTTCACCACCCAGTTTTCCCTATCTGGTGTGATACCACCGAACGGGAACAGGGTGTATCGATTCTTCACCCCGAACTGTTCATCCATCCGGTTCAGGAATCCGTGGGGGAACATCCCCCGGTATTTCCCCATCGGCCTGCCACACGGCCAGATTTCCTGCTGTTCGATGTAGTTCACGTGATCCGTGATTTCACCTGGTTCCTCGGGTTCCTGATCCTGCATTATGTCACCCGGTGGTGGCCTTCCTTCGGGGAATAGATTTCACCACGCTTCCGCATTTCCTCGATGCTGTGCTGCACGTTATCCAGATCAGCCCCGGTTTCATCCACGACTGTCTGAACCACTGCACCGTGGGGTGCAGCATCATCATCACGCTGTTCACTGATCCGTTCTATCGCTTTCTTAACTGCTTTCATCCGTTCCATCTGTGGGGTTTCGCTGTCTGCATCTGTCTCGGGATCCTGATCCACTGGATCCGGTTCGATTCTGCTTACCTCGATGTCGCTGAACACCACCGACTGGCCCAGGCTGGTGCGGTGTGCATCATCTGGGCGTAACGTGTGATCGATGGGGTGCCAGTTTCCGATCAGTTCATCCACCCGTTCTGCCGACAGTGGGCGATGGAAGTAAACCGTGAATTCCTCGGTGCGGGGTTCGTGAACTACAAAGATGTAGCCACCACCGGCTTCCAGCAGGTTCTGGTGTGCGTAATCCCAGATCTGGAAGCGGCCACGGGATCCGTTCCCGTTATATCGCACCTGGCACGATTTGATTTCCAGTGGGGTTCCCGTTCGGGGATCCACTGCATCGTGGCTGGATTCAGGGCATACCTCGGGATCCCTGGGTTCCAGATCGTAGTGATCGATCACCCAGGCTTCCGCATCGTTCCCGTTCTGCTTCGATCCAGTGGATCCTTCACCTGGGTATTCCTCGGGATCGAAGCCTTCCATCTGGGCAGAATTAGACATCTGAACCACCCGAAGGTGGGTTCGGGGGATGGCCAGGAACACCCTGGCTTCCCCGGTATGGGTAGGACGAAACTAAGGCCCTACAACGTGGCTGAAGGGGCCACCCCAGGCAGGCCCGTTTCCCTCGGGGATCCCGACACTGATCCCGGTGGGCGTTCGCCTGGTGATCGAAGTAACGATTCCTTCCCGCGTTCCGTCGTTCGTGGATGTGGTGTGCTTTAGAGGATCGATCACCCCCGTTCAGTTCCGTGGGTGTGTTAACGGTGTTCCCAGCACGATACACCCTGATAGTGTGTGGCATACGTATTGAACCATCATCCCGCTGGTTTCACCGATCCAGACTTTCCCGGATCCTGATCATCGCTTCCAGTTCCCAGAACACGCCATCAGGCCCACCCAGATCTGGTGCCTCGGGTGCAGCCACGTGCAGTTCATCGGCGTGATCGCTGCCGATCTGATCCAGCACCTGCTGAAGCCCCTGCTGGCTTTCGATGTGATCCGCTGTCGCATCGAGGTTCAGCAGGTAGTGATCTGCTGCACCAGGGTGGCCTTCGATGTGGCCCAGCGTTACGGTGAAGCCGATCTGTTCTAACTGTTCCACGATGTCGGCAGCCACCCGGAACGCATCCTGGTGGATCTTCATCGAAGCCCTTCCAGGAAATCCATCAGGGCTTCCCGTTCCTGGCTGTCTCGGGGAAGTTCGATCTGGAAGGACAGTTCGATTTCTGCTGTTTCTCGATGTGGTTCGAAATCATCCACGCTTTCGGCGTGGGGGTTCGGCTTCCAGTCGAACTGGAAATCCTCGGTGTGGATCCGTTCGCCTGCCACCTGAAGCATCGGCGTGGCTTCGAACGCACCCAGGTAGAACTGAACGCCTGGTGGGTAGGTGATTTCCCCTTCCTCGGGATCATCGAGGAACGCACCGTTTTCCACCAGGTAGTGTTCGACATCCCGAAGCACATCCAGGCGTTTCTGGCTGATGGTGGGATCGCCCTGGGCGTTCTTCACCCACTGAAGCAGATCCTGCATCAGTTCACCTTCACGGAAGCCGTTCCTGAAGCCCAGAAGGAACGCCTGTTCCTGGATGTTCTGATTATATTCTTGAAGCCGATCACTGATTTCGTTCAGGCCATCTGCCATCGGGGGCAGGTTCGTATCCTGATCAGACATCACGCATCACCCAGATCTGAATCCCAGTCTCGATCAGAAACGATGTTCAGCCAGGTGGATTCCAGGGATCCCGCCATATCGATCCCAGCCCGATGGCTGAAATCGCCCAGGTAGATCTGGGTATCGGCCACGGAATCGATCAGTTCTTCCCCTGGTTCTGGCACTGCATCCAGGTTCACTTCCCGGCCATCGTGGGGTTCATCCACGACATCATCCAGATCCTTCAGGATCATCCTGGCCACAGCGATGGATTCCCGCTGGGGTTCGATACCCACATCAGGATCATCTTCACGGATCCCCTGGGTTCGCTTCAGGATGCTGTGGGCGATCTTCCCCACTTCGGCCTGAAGGCACAGCATCAGGAACACGTGCTGATCGATCCCGATCTGGGAATCCTCGTATTGGTTCAGATACGCTTCCGATAGTTCGCCCATTTCTTCGATGGCACCCACCAGTGGGTAACTGGGTGGCTGCTGTCCGAAGTTCGATTCTGCCCACTGTCCGATTTCGTTCTGTATGGTTTCCAGATCCATTAGTAGTAATCCGCTGGGTTCGCTGTTCCGTTCGCTATTCTTCGATCCACTTCCGACTGAATCCGTTTCGTGATGTGATCGCCTGCTTCCCTGGGATCCATCCCAGCGTGCAGCCGATATACGAGGTACAGATTCAGAACGTGTGCGTGGCACAGTTTCGGCAGGCACCAGCAGGCCACTGGCTTCCCGTATAGGGACATCACCGCATCCTGCATTTCCTCGGATTCTTCCACTGCACCGATCAGCACATCCGTGAATTCCAGCAGGGAATCCATCCTGCCGTATTCCGAGACTGGTGCAGGGTTCGCCAGGCGATGGCGATCCAGCCCATAGTGGGCGTTTTCCCTGCCGATGTAGATGGCTGGGCCTTCCTTCACATCCTGGAACCCCGTGGGTTTCCCGTTCAGGATCACCAGGGCTTCCTTTTCCTCGATGTGTTCACCCGAGGCTTCCAGATCCCATCCATCGATCCGGTGCTTCCAGTTCTGGATGTGATCGGGTTCCTCGATGGTGGTGGCAGGGGCCATCATAGAACCCCGTATGGGTTCTGGCTGTCCACCAGGATGATCATCCACGTGATCAGGCCCAGGAAGGCAGCGATGGCCACCCACAGCATCCCGTGGGGATCCGGCTTCACGTAACCGACTGATCCCAGGATGATGCAGGCAGCAGTGTTCACTACCAGGAAGGCCACCAGCAGAAAGCGGTTCAGTGATCCCATACCGTGCATTTCAGGATATGACATCATCTAACACCATCCCGCTGGTTTCCTCGGTGATCTTCCAGTGCTTCCCCGTATCGATCAGATCCTGGATGTGGAAGAATAGGTGATCGCCCTGCTGGTGCTTCCACTTCACAGCGATCAGGCCGGTGCCACCCGTGATTTCCTCGATGCGTTCCAGCATCTGCTTTTCGTGATCGAGGATCTGGCAGGTGGGTGGCTGCACGTGCTTTTCCTCGATCAGCAGCACCTGGCTGATGTGGCCTTCATACTGGCTGATCATCGGATCTGCACGGATGGCCACGATGTCTGCCTGATCGATGTATTCTTCAGTTTCAGGATCCAGGATTCCGTGGCCGCTGGATGGGGCTTTCTGGGTGTAGAACCTGGCCTGATGCAGTGCCTGCTGAAGTTTCCGTTCGGAATAGTTAGACACTGAACCAGCCCCCATCACGTTCGATCTGTTCCTGTTTCGTGGGTTCCACCTGGGGTTCATCGTTCCCTTCAGCGAAATCCCGAAGCGATACTGCCCAGTCTCGATCCAGGTTCAGCCAGCGTTCACCACGTTCCTTCCGTTCTTCGGCCTTTGCCTCGGAAAGCCCGTGATCGATGAACGCCTGGGGATCGAACACCAGGGATCTGTGGAACTGGCGATCATCGAAGTAAACGATGATCAGCCGATCTTCCCCTGCCCCTACCTTAGCGATCTTTTCCATCACGCCGATGGATTCTGGGCGATCAGGTAGGTAACTGAACCCAGTGATCACGGCCTTCACCGCATCGCCGTAATCCATCTGCATCGTGGCCCGGAAGCCGATCTTCCGGCCTGTTTTCTTATCCGTAACCGTGGATGTGATCCCGCATCCACGCCTGCCGTTCACCATCCGATAAACGTTATCCAGCACCGATTTCGCCATTATTGGTATCCCTTTTCTGGTTCGTTATCTGCATCTGTCTCGGATTCTGGGGCCACATACGTGGGTGCCACATACGTGAACACCAGAACCGTGGCTGCACCACTGAAGTATGACATCGCCAGGAAGAACCCGGTAAGCCACCAGATGGTGGATGTTCCGGCCAGGATCGCCAGGATCAGGCCAGCCAGGAACTGCTGGTAATGTTCTTTCCTCGGATCACTGGCCATCTTCCCCACCTTCCGGGGGCAGGCCCACTGCCTCGGGATCCATATCCTGGGCAGCCCGCATCTGCCTGGAATCCCGAACCAGATCCCACGCCTGATCCGTGAACTTCACCACCTGCATCTGATCACGTCGTGGATCGCTGTGGTGAACCTCGGGTTCGGCCACATCGAGGATCCCAGCAGCACCAAACAGTTTGATGTTCTGCTGATCCTCGTAATTCATCTGGCGGGGATCCAGTTCCCCACCGTGATCCACCACCCTGGTTTCGATATACATCAGGGTGTTCCGTTCCTTCCGAGATAGCACCGAAGCATCCAGCACCTGTTCACACGTTTCGGCGTGCTGGATGATCCCGATGATGTTCAGGGAATCACCACACGTGGCACACACGTATTCCCCTTCAGTCTGCATCCCTTCGGCTTCAGCCATCGGTATCACCCGGTTCGGACAGTTCGAACCCAGGGTTTCCATCCTGAAGATCCAGTTCCTCGGGATCGATTTCGGCCAGATCCATCCGGGATCCGGCCATTATCGGTTCCCCTGCATCGAACAGGGCTTCCACCAGTTCGTTCACGGTATCGAACCCGTGCTTCCCCAGTGCGTATTCCAGATCCATCTGATCTGCCTCGATGTCGCTGCCTTCCACTTCCTTCAGCCAGCGAACTAAGGCACCGTTCGCTGCTGCACGCATCGGTGCCTGTTCGTTCGTTTCCCGATTCTTAGCCACCTTCCGAACGATGTCGGTAAGGGTTTCCTCGGGTTTGATGCTTCCCTGATCACCGCTGATTCTGTCGTTATCTTCCATCTGTGAAATCACACCCAGCAGTGCTGGGTATCGGATCGCTGTTCCACTTCCCGAAGTACCTGATCCGGGAAGGAATCCATACGCTGCTGAACCGATGGGGGCAGATCCCCACCAGGCCGTGGTTCGTGCCTTACCAGATCACGTGCAGACATCCGTATCTGCACCCGGTAATCCGTGGCCGGATCCTGGATGATGAACTTTTCAGCCATCCCATCTTCATCGGTGAAGTGGGTAAGTTCCATCCTGGATCTGATCTGTTCTTTCGCTTCCTCGATGGCCTGCCGGTGCTGCTGCCGAAGGAAATCGTGGATGGCACGTTCTTCCTGGGGCTGCATCATACGCTGGTGCTTCCCTTCGGTTTCCCACTGATCGATCAGGTGGTGAAGGGAATACCATCGGCGTTCTGCCTCGGATGAACGCACCAGGATCGCCGTGATCGGATCTTCAGCCTGGGATGGGTGATCGAATTCCTGGTGTGTTACCCCCATATCGTGGAAATCAGGAACCCGGTAATCCTTCCCTCGGGCTGCCATCCAGATCAGGCTGGATCGTTTCTTCAGTTCACTGATCCCGATGGTGTGATCCAGCAGGCGGTGGCCACCGATCACGATGGCCAGAACCGCCAGGTAGATCAGCACCACCAGGATGGTGGGCTGCCAGTTCATCACTCGATCAGATCTTCCCGCCTGGCGTTCTTCACCGCTGAACGTTCCAGTGCCATCCCGATCAGCAGGCCCAGGATGAACAGCAGGATCCCGGCAGCAGCCAGGATCAGGGGTTCAGCGATCACGCTTTCCCCTTCGGAACGTTCCTGCACAGTTCCTGGATTATATCCCGAACTTCCTCGGGTGGTGGGCTGCCGGGATCAGCCAGCATCACCTTCCCCACCAGTGCATCCACCTGGCGTTCCTGAACCAGATCACCGTTTTCCTGCACTACTTCATCCACGGTGGCCTTCCACTCGGGTTCATCCCGTTCCAGATCCATCCCTTCGGCCATCGTTCGCCGGATGCGTGCCTCGGGGATCTGAAGTTCAGTGGCCAGTTTGGGAACCTCGATTTCGGGCTTCACCACGGTTAGTTCACCCTGAACCAGCAGTTCGTTCGTTCCCAGATCTGATCGGCTGGGTTTCGTTTTCCTGGCACGCACATCTTCATCCTTCCAGTCGAACACCAGCCAGTATTTGATGGTGCTTTCAGGCACTGTGATCACCCGTAAGAACCGACATCCCGCTTTTCAGCAGATCCTTCAGTTCCTCGGTGGAAAGCACCAGTTCGATCTTCCCGGCTGGATCGGTGGTGCTGATGATCAGCATCGGTGAACCACCCTGGTTCACATCGAAGCGAACATCAGACATCTTCACCACGGCCTGCTTCGGCCAGTTCGAACGCTTCCTGGGCTGTCTCGGAATCGAACGCATCGGCCAGCAGCGATTCCACCGCACCCCGGAAGTTTTCGTTCCCGGATCGAAGCACTGCATCGGCCACCTGTTCCAGAACCTGGATCTGGATGTTATCCTGGAATCGGTTCCCTTTGAACCCATCCGTGGATTCATATGCGTATCGGCAGATCCTCGATTCCGGGAAATCGTATGGCCCGGATCGGCCACCGGCCAGCGTATTGTTACTGTTCACATAGAAGCAGGCCCACACTGCATCTTCCTCGGTGGCACCCACGCCGATGCTGCCTTCATACGACAGCAGGGAATCCTTCACATCGGGCTGCTGCTGATCGTATTCCCGAACCGTATCGGCTTTCTTCTTGAAAGCGATCAGCCAGCCGTTCCCCCACAGATCACGCACCACATCGCCAGGCCGGATCTGTCTGTCGTGTTCGGATCGGCTGTTCCGAAGGTGCGGAACGCCCATCTGGTTCGGCTGCTGCTGTTCTTCCTCGATCTGTTCTTCACTGTCGTTCTGGGGATTGAAATCGCCCAGTTCGGAATCTTCATCCATCGTTCTGTGGTTTCGCTTTTAGTTCGAACCAGTCGCCTGATTCACCCAGTTCCTTCACTGGGAATCCGTGATCCTCGATGGTAGCAGCAGCCACATCCAGATCATCGGGTGGGATGCGAACCACTGCACCATCCAGAACGGGGGAAACGTGCCAGGGGCCATCGAAGGATTCCCGAAGCACTTCCACCACCTGATCCCGGTGATCCTGGGCTTTCTGCTTACTATCGAACATCGGTATCGAGGCACTGTTTCGCTGCCAGTGCCAGGCAGAACCGTTCCACCCAGCCGCTGCTGGCTGTGGTGGAATTCCGGCTGATAAACTGCATCCTGCTATAAAGAGGCTGCTGGGATCCCCTATTTCGTGGAATCGATCCTGGGGGCCAGCATATAATCGAACAGATCCGTTTTCAGCATCACTGGGTAATCCTGCCCAGATGCGATCTTCACTTCCTCGTAATTCCGAAGCACCTTAGCCAGATCTTCGAAGTAATCCAGGCTGAACATCGATTCCACCGGATAATCCGGGTGATCTTCACCTGGATATTCGGTGAATTCCACTTCACCATCGGCTTCATCGAAGGAATACGTGCCATCATCGGTATCACCCTTAGCGATGAAGTTCACCTGATGATCTTCCACACGGATGGTGCAGTGATCACTGAACATATTATTCAGATCCACTGCATCCTTCAGATCGCTTCCCTCGATGGTGTATTGGGCTGGCAGTTCATCGCCCAGGCGTGGGTGATCGGGTTCCTGGCGAACTGAATCTGGATCGATCCCAGATAGGTTCACATCCACGCTGGGCAGGCTGATGTTAAACCGCCATTTGTGCTTTTCACCGAATTCGAATTGAACGGGAACATCGGGATCGGCGTATCCCATTATATCATCCAGTTTCTCGATGTTCAGGCCGGTGGTGAACCCACCTTCCTGCACGGTGTAGTGCTGGATGTGTTCGTTCGCATCTGGATCCAGATCGATGTAGCAGCCGCCCACGTTCGCCGGATCGATCACCCAGATCCTGATCAGGCCATCGAGGAAGTGGAACTTTGCTTCCTGCACCAGTGCATCCAGTGCATCGATGATTTCCTGGATCAGATCGGAATTCCAGATTATCTTTATCTGAACGCCATCTGCATCGGGGGCAGCAGTCATTTAATCCAGATCCTCGGGTTCGATCCCCAGTTTTCGTAACTGCCGCTTCCGGTGGCCCTTCCAGGCGTTATCTGATCGGGTTTCATCCATCGGCGTTCACCCCGATCCGTTCAGCACCTGCTGCCTCGATCCGGCCATCATCGAAGGGAACCACGATGGCTTCCACTTCCCGATACGGCCACACTGTGCTGGGAACCAGATGTGCTTCACCTTCGAACCGCACCGCTTCCTTAGCGATCACGGTGGCTTCACCAGCCAGCCTGCACACCATCACGGAATCGAATTCCTGATGGGGTGCATCCTTCGGGATCACCCGAACAGTCGCATCGCCCAGTTCATCCACCGTTTCTGCCCCTGCTGTGAAGTGGTTCAGGCCATCCACATCAGCAGGCAGATCGAAGCCGTCTTTCAGTTCCTCGGGTTCTTCAGTCATTTTTCCACGTGCAGCATCCGTTCGCCGTTCGTTTCCCGAACTTCCACGGTGTATGGCCCCACCACGGAAGATCCGTGCTGTTCCTCGGGTTCCCAGGTGAAGTTATTCGAAGCCGAAACCTTCCGGCCATCCACGATGGCCACCAGGTTCCCCGATCCGTGAACCGCATCGTATTCCTCGGGGGGCTGATTCACTGGGATCCAGTTTTCGTTCGCCAGTTCACCGAGGCTGGCCTTTTCCAGATCCTCGATCTGCTGGGGTTCGATGTCGGCTTCACCCTGGGGTTCGGGTTCGGAATCCCCGCCTGCACCGGCTTCATCATCGGTGGTTTCCTCGGAATCTGCATCTTCCTCGGGTTCTTCGAAGGAATCCAGCCCCTGGTGGGCTTCCGCTATATCCTCGTAATCCCGTTCATCATCATCTTCCAGCGGTTCGGGCTGGCCGATGTCCACCACATCCAGTTTCCCTGCATCGGCGTAATCCTGGGCGTATTCAGGAACGTTCCCATCTTTATCGAGGGTGTAGATCGTTCGGGTTAGGTAAACGAACCCGATCACGCCAGGCATATCTTCACCACAGGCGTGGGGATGGATCAGCCACACACGGGTTCGGCCAGGCTGGATCACTGGTGGGCTTTTGTTACTGTGAACGCTGATCCCCTTATTCAGCCCCAGTTCCAGGGTTTCATCGATGAAATCCCAGGGTTCATCGTAATACGATTTCCCCACACGCATCAGCAGATCTGCACTGTTCGCTGCTGGGATCGCACCCCAGTGATCCCGGCCATCGAAGCCATCCACACGCATCCGATCCAGATGGCGATCCAGTTCCGAGGAAGGGGCTGCTTCGGCAGATCGATACAGGCCCACTTCGGCCATCTTTTCCAGGGCCTGCTGGTGGGCTTCCTGGTGGGATTCTTCCGCATCTGCATCACCAGGATACAGGCACACCACGTTCCGCTGGGTTTCAGCGGCAGCCAGGAAGTTCGATCCGTTCAGCGTTTCGTAGCCTCGGGGCAGAGATTCCTTATACGGAATCGGGTGCAGGCTGCCTTCATCATCCGTGAAGATCACGAACCCAGGCAGCGTGCCATCGCCATCAGAATCGATGTCCGACCGGATGTAAGAATTCCCGGCCTTCAGGTAGCCACAGCCGCGTTCTTTGTTCGGAATCGTTTCCACATCATCGTTCCCCGCTTCCCCTGGGTAATCTTCCCAGGTATCGGGGTTTATCTCTTTGTTCGCCATCGTTCGAAACCTCGATGTGGCCGTATCGTGGCCACGGATCGGATCCTCGATGTCGGCAGGATCAGGCCGAACCGTTCCACCCAGCCGCTGCTGGCTGTGGTGGAATTCCGGTAAAAATCGGGTGCAGGCTGCTTACGACTGATCCCGTTCGGGGATGATCATATCATCGCCTGCTTCCTCGGGTGGTGCCTCGGGTGGATCGAACCAGGTTTCCGGCTGGCTGGGGCAGCCCCCCAGTTCCTGGTGCTGATCATCAGGCAGTTCTTCACCACAGTGCCTGCATCTGGGTGGTTCCTCGGGTTCGGGTGGTTCTGGTGGCCTTCGATTCATACCAGTTTCTTCACCTGGTTCTGGGGCTTCCTTCCGTGCTTCTTAGCGTGCTTCCCACACACCCGCATCGGATCCCGAGGCTGCCCACCGAACTGCACCTGGTGGGTGGCCTTCCGTTCGCACTGTTCCGAATTCTGGCAGATTCCATACATCGTTATGGCCCCCTGTATGTCCGAACCACTGGTTCATCTTCCTGTTCCTCGGATCGGCGTGCATCTTCCGCATCAGCCCGAAGGTGATCGAACTTCACTTCACACCTGGCTGAACAGAACTGCCGCCTGAAGCCATCGCCATCTGGATCCCTCGGATTATCGCATCCGGGGTTCCTGCACTGATCACCCGACATCAGAAATGCGGATCCTGCCGCTGTCTGGCTGCTTCCCGGTGGTTACAGTTATCACACGCCATCTGCTTCCCGGTGGATTCCCCACGATACCAGCCATTAGGCCCCTGTTCATCGTGGCACATATTACAGGCGTGATGCACCGTGCCACAGTCGGGGCAGGTAAGCCGGATGCAGCCCATCTGGAAGCGTTCTTCCAGGCGGTTCCCGAACCGATCTTCACCCCGAGGGTTCTTCAGGAACTTCCCGTGTTCTGCCTCGGATAGTTCGGTATCGCACCGCTTCGGGTTTCCGTGTTCGTTCTGTTCATCCAGTTCCGCACCGCATCGTATCGTGATGTTTCGATCAGTCATTATCGGGTTCCTCGATGTCGCTGAAGGGTGATTCTTCCACTGGCACTGTCTCGATTTCTGTATCCTGGTGGGTTACGTTCGCTTTGATGGTTTTCCAGTCGATCTGATCCACATCGCCATCCTGCATCACCACGGGTTCCTGATCCAGCATATAGAACCAGATCACGCCATCCACGCTTTCGGATCGGATGGCCTTCCCATCCCGACACACGGAATAGGGGCTGGTGATCTTCGGGTTCACCATCACGCATCACCGAGGTTCTTCACGCTGAAGTTCGCTGCTTCGGCCACTGCACGGATCTGGCCCTTATTCAGCACCACGTGGCCGAAATCCGGCTGGATCACTCGGAACTGATCCCCGTTTTCCTTCCGTTCGATGGTTACGCCTGAATCCAGATCCACGTGTTCGCCTGGAACCAGGCTGCCGATCCGAGACATCACGCACCACCCTGCTGGCCCTTCAGCACACGTTTCGCATCGAAGCCAGTGTTCAGTTCGCCGTTCACCGTTCGTGCCAGGTAGATTCCCCTGGTTTCGCTGTTCGGTTCCATAGTTCGATGCTGCCGTATCGAGGCAGCGAACGGATCCCGATCTGGCGGGATCAGCCATCACCGTTCCACCAGGAATCCCCGCACACGGGGTGTTCCTCGGTGGAATTCCGATGATTACCCTGGGGTTCACCCCCGGAAGATGCTGTTCCAGATCAAAGCGAACGTTCCCAGCGGGTTCGATCCCACTGCTGGCCACCCTGAACGGCCACCCGGCCATCCCGACTGGAAGCAGTGTTCCACCCGTTCCCATCTGCATCTGCCTCGATCCTGGCGGGTTCGAAGCCAGCACCTTTGTAGCAGGTTCCAGGGTTCCCAGCCATCCCGGAATACGCCTGGATGATTTCCGCACCCTGCTGTTTTGCCCACTTCCCGGCTTTCGACAGCATCCAGGAAGCAGTGCAGTGTGGGGCCAGGTAGTTCCTGGCTGCCAGCCGCTTTACCTCGATCCTGGTTCCCACATCCCGATCATCGAATTCGTTCCAATCATCGAGGCTGGGGGCAGCGGGCTTATGCAGCACCACCACGCCCACCAGCGATCCATCGTAAGGGCTGAACGCACCGAAGCGTGCCTTATCGAACGTAACGCTGCCCAGATCGTGATCCACCCAGATTTCCGTATCCAGGAATTCGTTCACGGGCTTCCGGGTTCCCTCGATCTGCTTGAAGATCAGATCCGAAGCGTGCTTCCGGGGAACCACCTGGCGATCCAGGGGTTCATCGTAATCTGAAACACGGTTCGGTTCTGCCTCGGGGATCATCGATTCCAGGCGGTGCCTCGGATCCAGGTGGCCAGGATACCAGGCACTGCATTGATCGGTGCTGATCCGATCCAGCAGTTCCGTTTCCTTCACGAACATCTTCCGATCCCCTGAAACCAGGATCAGGTTCCACTGTTCGTGGCCAGTGATCGCTTCCTGAACTTCCCAGGTGCGATATTCACCACCAGCGTTTTCGTGAACGTGATCACCGAGGGAATTCATCGTGCCACCCAGTAAGCCACGGCCATCAGCGTGTTCAGAATCAGTGCGGTTCCACCGAACGTGATCAGCGTGATCGTAGTGCTAAGATCCATCATCCTATACTGCCGTATCGAGGCAGCGAACGGATCCTGTATCATCCCAGGATCAGGGATCACCGTTCCACCCAGGCTGCACACGCCTGAAGTGGAATTCCGGCGTTCCAGTTCGTACTTCCTGCTGCCGGGGAAGAAAGATCAGCCCTAAGCAGGTTTCCGTAGCACGGGATCGCCATCAAAGCGTGGTGTGCCTTAGCGATCCCGTAAGGGTCAGATGTTCCCGTTCCACCCCTGAACCTCGGTTCTGGCTACCAGGCCCCGCACAGCAGGCCCTTCGAACGCCATCAATCAGCCCAGGTGGTTTCTGCTACCCAGTCGCACCGTTCGGCTGGGTGCGATCTGTCGTGGAATCCGGGTTCCTGGCACGCCAGGCCAGTGTGTCCGTATGCTGCCGCCTGTAAGCCCGCCAGGTGATCCGATGCTGATCCGTGCATCGAGGCAGCACACCTGCCCGAACGGGGGAAACCAGAATTGTGGCCCCTGGTTCCCAGTGGGGGGAAATCTGTATCAGGTTCGTTCCTATCTGAAGCGATGCACCCCGCCCACTTAGTTGTTTCCCTAACACCCTGCCACCCTAACTGAATACTAACACTAACCGAACAGTCTGCCTGATCGCATAGAAGCCACTGTGCAGCCGCTGAAGCGATTCTTCGATCACCACGTGGAAAGCATCATCACGTGTGCGTGGGCGTGCAGTGTGGACAGCGTGGGCTGGCCAGTCGTGATCTGCTGGAAAAGGTACGATCAGGGTGAAGAACACACCCCGGTGGAACGGTGGTTTTCCCTCGGGATCGAACCCAGTGTGGTGATGTCTGGGCTGCCTCTGACAGTGAATCACCGTGTGCAGTGATCCGTGATCCCTGGGCGTTCTATCGTATGCCTCGGGGTGGTAAAACGGTTAGGGAACTGGATTAGGGCTGCCTTCCAGCGGTTAGATCACACGCACATTATCGTATGTGGTGCCATCTTCCCCTTCCACCTGCCAGGTGCCATCATCGTTCTGGGAAATCAGTTCGCCCACGATGGGGAACGCACCCGCTTCCTGAAGTTCGTTCGTAACCTCGGAAGATGTGGTTACGCTGGTAGCATACTGGGCCACGTTCCCGCTGATGTCGTTCCTGATCATCGAGGATCCAGCCCCGATCTGATCAGCCAGGTTCGGCTTCGATGTTCCGAAATCGATCATCGTTTTCGCTTCCTCGGGGGTGATCCGGGTTTCCACTTTCTCGATCTGGTAGGTATTATCAGCCACCTTTTGCGGGATCCCTCGGGATGGGTAATACACTTCAGCCCGATCACCCACAGTGGCCGGATGCAGGCCACTGATCGGGGCCTGGCCAGTTACGGGGGTGCGATAGAATTCCCGAAGGGCTTTCTGGCCGATTTCGATGGCCTGGAACCAGGAACTGAACGAATTCGACTGAAGTTTTTCACCCCGGATATTGATCTGATCGATGTCGTTCTGGCCGTTCCCTGGGCTGGAATCATACACCACACCTGCATCTGGGTATTCCCCAGTATCGAACGGGTTATCCAGCGACCACTGGAAATCCCCGTTATAGGCCCAGGCCCAGAAATTGACGTTATTCGATCCCACCACTTTGATGAAGTTCCTTACGCCATCCAGATCCCTGGTGGCCACGGGCTTCAGCACGTTATCCCCTTCACGGAACACGTATGTGGATGGGTTCGCTGCCGATTCCGGCTGAACGATCAGTTCATCCGAAGCATCATCCACGTAATATTCCCAGTCTCGGGCTGAATCCAGGCCGCTGATATACTGCACGATGCGGCTGATAGCCTGGCGAACCGAGGTAAGGGAATCTAACTGAAACCGCCAGTCTGTCTTTACGTAGTTCCAGATGTTCGCACTGAAGTAAACGCCATCTTCGGGAAGGCCGCTATTGAAGTTCGGGATGTCGGTGGTGATCCCGGTAACTTCATCCCACAGTTCGTTCCCCCCGGATAGGGCCAGTTTGAACGTATCCTGGCCGAACGCATCCTGCACCGAGGATCCAGGTGGCAGATCCACCGAGGCAGTAACGGTGTTCCCATCCTGATCGTTCCCAGTGATGTCCATCGTATAGGTGGTGGACATCCCGTTATTGTAATTGTCGAACGTGATTTCTGCTTCCTTCCCCTGGCTGGTGGTTTCCCGCTGTTCGAAATTGTCGTAATTCACGCCGAAGCCAGGCACGTGGGCCACGCTGATCTTCCCGAAGTTCGTGGCAGCAGCGAACGTTCCGTATTGATCTTCCAGATCGGTGGGATCGAACGATATTTCCCGTATCTGGCCAGCCGACTGATCCAGGATCGCATCGATCACCTGGAACAGATTATCCTCGGAAATAACCCCGGCTGCTGTGCCATCATCCAGCAGGCCGATGGGGGTGCGTGCATCCACGGTTACGATGGGCCTGGTTTCATCATCGCTGATGCTGTCGGTGAACCCATCGAACCGTTTCGTGGTGTTCCCATCATCCAGCACGATGGAAATATCACGCTGTTCTTCCAGTGCGTGTGGCCGCTTCGATGTATCGAGTTTTACCGTGGCTGAATCCACGCCCTGTTCCTCGATCAGCGTGATTTCCGAGACATCTTCAGACACATCCCCTTCGGGCTGGATGGTAACTGTCCAATCTACACTGAACGCCTGGGTATCTGGCATAAGCGATCACCCAGATGTGGTTACATCGAAAGTGTCCACGTTACTTTCAGTTCCTGGCTGCTGGTTTTGCTGATCACGGGGGAAACCACGGTGCGATTCAGCATTATATCATCCGAGGTTCCCACAGTCGCATCACCAGGCGGGGTGTAGAACAGGGCTGCTTCCGCTATATCCACGTTCGCCTGCCCCGTCCCGAACAGCCAGGTGCCAGTGATTTCCACTGCCCCAGTATCGATGGTGTATTCCCCGCTGTTCGTGTTCGGATCCAGATCGATCCGTTCGGATTCAGATCCGAGGCTGGTATCAGCATCGGCAGCAGCGGTGCCATCCGTTCCGACCGCCAGGTATCGGAAGCCATCGTATGTGATCCCGCTGTTCGTGATGGCGTTCCCGGCCAGCCAGTTCAGGATTTCATTTTCACCTTCATCCACCACCAGGTTATGCACCTGGCGTTCCTCGATGTCGCCTGTTTCCGCATCGATCAGTTCGAAGGTGAACTGCCCCTTCGGTTTTACTTCATCCCGGAACGCACCACGCACCAGATCGCTGGCACGCCCAGTGATCTGATCCAGGATGTTCTTTGCATCAGCCAGTTCGATTTCTCGGATTTCGGGTGTTCTGTCGTTCATCGTGATCACTTACCGTATGCTTCCCAGTCGAAATCAGCCGTCGTTCCACTGCCGCCTGCTGCCGTAACCTTAGCCTCGATGGTGAACCCCGTGGTGCTGATCGATGTGGGATCCACCCGGATGTAACCGAATTCAGCAGCCGTATCCCCCAGTGCGTTCAGCCAGGCGTTCGCCTGATCCACCGCGTTCTGATACGGGTTCGTGAACGTAACCGAGGCAGTCTTTACACCAGTGGTATCGATGGCGATGGTTCCAGATGTGCCTGCTTTCCGGCCAGTGATCGAGGCAGCCACTGCATCTTCCCGGAACGGAACGTATTCCCGGAAATCGGTGGTGCCAGTCACCCCCGAGGAATCCGTTACGGCTTCCCAGATCTTCATCACGTGCTGGCCGGATGGCGTGGATCCATCACTGGTGTGGATCACCTGGGCGTTCCCTGCCGGTGTATCAGCCACCACCAGGAAGATTTCGTTCGTGCTGGAAGCATCCACTGTTACGGTGATCGCTGCATCGTTCACTACCAGGTGGCCCCCGAGGAACGCCATCCCCGTTCCACCCGTATCGATAGTGACATCCAGCGATGTGCCACTGTGGGATTCATCGAAGTGGCCCCCAGCGAACGGATCCACGATGAAATCAGACATCCGGCCACCTAATGCACTGATCAGCCGATCCCGTTCAGAATCGATGGCTGATTCCTCGGAAAAGCCGGAATTAGCACCGACTGGATACGCTTCGATGGCCATTATCGAGGAACACGGTTCTTCCGGCCATAAACCAGCATCACGCTGGATTCAGCACACCCTGGATCACGCCTGCCCATCGCCATCCCGAACCACAGCGATGTCATCACCTATTGATGGGATGGATTCACCCCTGGCGAACTGGGGGGAATACAGAACCGCATCATCACCAGCAGAAACATCACGGCCACGTAATGCCAGATTTTCTTCCAAAAGAAGCGCATCTGTGGTGTTTGGCCCCACGATCCGATACACATCAGCCACTTCATCTGGCCCAGGATTGGTGCCACCGAACGAATATAGATTATTATTCAGATTATCGTATCCAGGGATGGTATCGATCACATCCTGCTGCATCTGGGCAAACGTAGATACTTCGAACGTATCCAGATCCACCCGCCATACTTCCGAGTGATAGGTATCTTCGAAATTGTTATCAGTTCCGACAGAACCACCGAAGATATACATATCATCTTCGAGGATCCCCCCGAAAGCACGATATGCGTAAACCGGATTCCCAGAACCATCGTTCATATCCCCTATTTTTTCCTGGCTGGGAACAGTGGGATCCACCTTATACACTGCACTGGTGCCATCTTTATCCGGTTCATCGCCATCGCTGCTGATCCCACCGAAGGTTAAGACAGTGCCATCTTCTAAAGTATCGAACGGTGCGTTCGCTATTGATGGCGAAAGCGTTCCCACCTCGGTGGTGGATCCCGTTTCCCCATCGATGCGATATACCTCGGGGTTCGGTGGTGAATCAGTCGTACCCACCTGCCCACCACCCCAGAAATACGCATCCCCACCGATTCCGGCAGCCTGGGGATCATCCAGGCCAGTATCGATGCTGTCCACCGATTCATATGATGGAACCGTGGGATCGATGCGGATGATTTCGTTCTGATTTATCGAATAATCCCCGTTACTGTCGTTCCCAGGCGTGGCATAGATGATGTTTTCGTTCGGCTGGGGCTTCACGAACTTCCGACCAAAGGCTTCGAACGGCAGTGAATCATCAACTAATTCAGATTCCTGGGATTTCACTTCATACCTGATCAAACCACCCTGAAGCCCCAGGAACACAAAGAAGGCCAGCGTTCCATCAGATAACTGGTGAAACGTGGATGTGGTGTTCGTTCCCTTCTTTACCAGATCATCTAACTGTTCGAATTGTATGGCCATTATTCAATCACCCACCATACCTGCTGATAACCCCACCACCTTCATATTCGTTCCCGGATGTGTCATACCTCGATCCCAGGATTTCCCAGGCGGTGTTCGGGTTCTGATCGGAATCATCGCCAGTGATAACTTCCCCAGTCAGATCAGCAGCACTGATGTTCGGTGTGGTGGTTACATCAGTGGTGGATAGGTTCGGCCTGATGTGGAACGTATCGTGTGAATCCTGCCAGGTGATGGTGTAAGAGGAAGAACCATCGAGGGTAACAGTGTGGGATTCTTCAGCAGCCGTTCCAGGGGATCCGACCACATCCACATCTATCGCCTGGCCGTTCAGTGCATAAGATAACGCTTCCAGATCAGGTTCAGTGGAACTGCTGAAGGTCTTTTGTGCGGATGTGAGATAACCCGAACTGGTAGCATCATACAGATCCTGTAAGGTGCTGTCTGGAACGTATCCATCCACGAAATACAGGTTTTCCAGTTTCCCACCCATATACCGGCTGTTTTCACCAGCCATCACATACACATCGTTCGTGTTCGTGGGGGGTGCCTGAACGCCAGTCTGTGATGCGACCACAGATCCGTTAGTCCATATGTCCCTAACATCCCGGCTTCCCGGATCCAGCCGTAATGCCCACATCCGCCACTCGTTAGATTTCCGGCTGGTATCCCAGGTTACAGATGCGTTCCCATCACCGAAGGCATAGAAATTATCCCCAGTGTGCCAATAGAAGCCATAATTCTTATCAGGTGTGTTGCTATTCGGGAACGCATCTTTCCACAGAACACGTGGATATTTCGTGATCCCTTCCTCGTATAGCCAGAATATGATGGTGAAGGCACCATCGAAACTAACATCACTGCTGTGCGGGATCTGAAGATAATCTGAATTGTTTTCGTTAAACCGTGGGGCAGTAGTATCTAACAGGCCAGTCGTTCCCAGGGTGGGGCCATTATACGTCGCATCGTTCCCGTTCCCAGTCGCATCAGATGCAGTGGATCCAGAATCTTCATCCAGCGGGAAGTAAGCACCCACGGTATGCCCCTCGATGTTCGCCGGGAATCCTAACTGGATGGTTCCAGATCCGGGAAGATCACCGAAGGAATCGTGAACCACACCCTGTTCGGAAGTGGCTGCATCCCAGTCTGATGCTTCACCCCAGGATATTGATTCATCCGATTCCACACCACCACCACCGCCAGTGGCAGATACACCATCATCGAGACTGGGGGATTCAGTGGGAAGCGACTGGATGGCCCGTGCATCCAGGGGGCCTTCGGCCACAGACAGCGTTTCGGTTAGATCGGCCAGGCCCAGCCAGCGTTCGATGGGATCCGAGACAGCCATCTGATCCGGTGGAAGTGCCATCACCCGTTCGAAATCCAGGCGATCATCCACAGACAGATCGGAAAGGAAGTTCAGATCACCCAGATCCTCGGGTTCCAGCCTCGATCCAGTAAGGCACACCCGCTGATCCCGGATCGCATCCACGCTGCTGGTGCTGGTATCCACTTCATACAGGGGAACGCTGTTCCCTGGGAATCCAGATGTGCCTGTATTCACCTGGCCGTAACCGTTCCCATCGGGATCTTCCACCCAGATGTAATTCGTGGTGGATTGATCGAGGGTGCCATAATCTTCCTGCCACTCTAAATATTCCCCGTTCAGTTTTCCGGTGCCACCAGAAACACGGAAATCCAGTGCGTATGGGTATGCCTCGGTATCATCGCCCAGGCGTTCCAGCACGCCATCTTCATCACAGTTCGAAACGTATTCCGTGGAATCCTTCACTTCCTGATCCACGTACTTCGATACTTCACCGATCCCGCTGGCCGGATCCATCACCACCAGAATATCCAGATCATACCGAAACAGGCCAGTAAGGTAATCTGGTGCCTCGGGTGCGTTCCTGATCGATAGGGTATCCATCAGCACCCAGCCGTTCTGGAATTCAGCGTTCAGATAGGCCAGTGTGTTCTGCCTGGCCTTATCCCACAGTTCGGCCTGGCCACCGCCATCGATCAGCCCAGATATGGTTACTTTCGGGATCAGCCCTTCAGTGTCCACCGTTCTGGCGATCCCCTGAAGCCGCTTCACCTTTTCAGTCTGCCGTTCGTAGTTCTGGGAAACCTCGGATGGATCGTAACCCAGATCCAGATCCCCCAGTTCGAACGTGTTCCCGGTATCGGGTGTGCTGTGGGATGGGTAAGCCGTATCATCTGTATCTTCACTGTTTACGCTGAAGGTGAACTGATACGAGGATTCCCCATCAGACTGCCGGAAGGGATCATCTTCGATCACCGCGTTTCCGCTGAAGAACGGATCGAATTCCACTTCCACTTCCCCACCTTCGATGGCGATTTCCTGAAGCCGTTCCAGTTCATCCAGATCATCCGAGGGTTCGCCCAGCGGTGGATCCAGGGCCAGCGTGCCTTCCACCTGTAACTGAAGATCCTGGCTGTCCGACTGGAAGAACGCCGTGGATCTTCGGTTAAACGCTGTCTGTGGGCTGTTCGACAGCCTGGCCAGTTTCCGGTATTCCTCGGGTGGGTTTTCGAACGTATATCCTGCTACGGTTAGACTGTATGCCATCGGTGCTTAGGTTCCCCCATTAGATCGCTTTTCTCGATTCACCTGATCGGCCAGGGAACGGCTGAACGAATAGGGATCCGACTGAAGATCCCCACCCACATCCACGTTCACTTCGGTTTGATTGATCTGCCGCTGCACGCCCTGCATCTGATCACGATTCTGGGATTCTAACTGGCTGAAGTTCGTTTCACGCCGATCTAACTGAAGATCCTGGGCGATCTGGCTGGTATCCACCCGATCTATGGTTTCTATATCCCCGATGTCCCTGCCGATCACATCCGAGACAGCATCAGCCACGCCATCGATCCCTTCCAGGAAGTTATTCACGATACCGATCACGCCGTTTATCGCCGTATCGATGGCAGTGCTGATCAGATCGATGATCCCGTTAAACGTGGATGCGAACAGATTGAACAGCGTGTTCAGCAGCACTTCCACGCCAGTGATCATCAGAACCAGCCCATCGAAGGCTAACTGGGGCAGTGTCTGAACGAAAAAGTTCACGAACGCCGAAGCCAGGCCACTAAGGAACCCGGTAAGGGAAGCCCACAGCCCACCGAAGAACTGGATCACGCCGTTCACGAACCCAGCAGTGGCACTGATGATCATCCCGAACGTGTTACTGAAGGCAGATCCGAAGGTTCCCAGGATCTGTTCGGCGTTATCCACTGCACCGGATAGATCCCCACGCACCAGGCCGATGATGATCCCACCCAGGGCAGCGATGGCTGGCAGCAGGCCCAGGGTGATGATCGAGAGGAACGTAAGGATCCCATCCGTCGCATCCTTCCCGAAGAATTCCCCGAAGGCTGCCCCAGCGTTCCCGACAGCATCGAGGATCCCGAACATATCCATCAGTTTCACCACTGCCAGGCCGATGGCAGCACCGATGGCCACCAGTGCAGCGGTGGATCCAGCGATGGCCGAACCCAGGGCTGAAGCCCCATACTGGATATAGGCGAACGCCTGCCCTAACTGGAAGGCCGTGGGCAGCAGGCCCACCAGGAACTTCCCCATCGAGATAAGCAGGCCGGTAAGCCCGCTGAACCCCAGCACGGAAGCCAGGCTGGATGCGACACTGGCCACTTTGATCAGCACGGGGGCCAGCAGCAGCAGTTTGATCACTAACTGCTGGGTGCCTTCATCCATCCCGTTCACAGTTTCCATAAACCCATCTGCTACCTGGATCAGATCGGTTAGGGCAGGGATCAGCACTTCCCCCACGTTCGTTCCGAATTCCAGCAGGGTGGGTGCCATATCGATCAGTGCATCCAGCATTTCGTTCAGTTCGGGGGCCAGTTCCTGGATCGAGGCACCCATATCCTGAAGGGCAGCGTTTCCGTTCCCCTGAAGGAACGAAACCAGATCCCGAAGCACGGGAAGGGCTGTTCTGGCCAGATCGAACATCAGGCCCACCAGGGCAGGCAGCACTTCAGCAGCGATGGCACCGAAATCCCGAAGTGCCTCTTTGAACTGATCCGTGCCACCCACCGCGTTAAACATTTCCCGAACCACATCTGGGATCGCATCCACGGCTTCCCGGATCAGCGGGATGAATTCCCTGCCGAAATCCACGATAAGCGGGGCCAGTTCTTCCTTCAGATCGCCCACCACGCCTGCTAAGGCACCCGTGGCTGTGGTTTGATCTTCCAGTTCCTTCTTTTTCTGGCGTAACTGGGCCAGGCGATCTTCCTGCTGGGCAGTTAACTGCTGCCCAGTGGCCTGCATCGTTTCGTATTGATCGATCAGCCGCTGTGTCTGTTCCAGTTCCTCGGAATTCTGCTGGGCTTTCTGTTCCCCGAAGGCCAGGATCCCCGATCCGATGATCAGGCCGAACGCACCGGCCAGGGCAGCAGCACCAGCGGCCAAAGCCCCGATGGTTACGATCAGTGGGGCCAGCACGGTGGCTGCCGTAAGGACAGCCGGGATCAGCGACAGCGTGAACGCTGTGGATAGGCTGCCGATGGATAGGCTGGCACCCTGGCTGCTGATCGAGAGACTGGAAAACGCACCTGATGCAGCCTGGCTTTGAACGGCTGCCTGGGTAGCCTGATCGCCCACTTCATCCAGTGCATCCTGAAGAAACTGGGCCTTCACGCCTGCACCCACGGCTTCATCCCCCACTTCATCCAGGGCAGACTGAAGGATCATCGCCGTTCGGGTGGCCCCCGACATTTCATCAGCGGCTGCATCCAGCCCTTCGGCTGCCACGTGGCCATCGGCAGACAGCCCCATCATTTCATCGCCCACATCTTCCAGGTTCTGTTCGGCTGCCTCGGTTAGTGCTGAAACCAGCACCCGAACGTTCGCATCAGCCATCCTGATCCACCCGTTCCGGGGCAGGATCCTGGGCTGCTTCCTGCATCTGCCTGGCTTCAGCCCGTTCCCGCTTCAGTTCATCCAGGGTGGACATCTGCCCATCGGGGGAAGGTGCCTTCATCCCTGCCTGTTCCATCGATTCACGCTGATCTGCCCTGCTGTTCTGATCCTGGATCATATTCTGTCTGTCTCGGGGGCTGCCCACCCTGCCGCTGTCGGGATCCATCTGTTCACGCCGTTCTTCCCGAACTTCCTCGATGTGCCTGGATGTGGCCGCATATATATCGTAATCCAGGTGGAACCGCGTTCCAGTGGGCAGATGGCGTTCACCGAGGATTTCGGTGGGCGTTTTCCCGTATTCCCTCGCCATCAGCCCTGCCTTCAGCATTACTGGATTATTCTGGAAACTGATCGATCCGATCCTGGGCAGATTCCAGTAACTGATCAGGATCCTGGCCAGTGACAGCACCGATCAGGAAGGTGCGATCCCGATCCGTAAGATCTGCCAGATCGAACCAGTCGGGATCCCCGATGTGATCCGGGTTCGCCCAGTGGACTTTCTCGGGTTTCACCACCTGGGGCATAATGACATCCCGGAAGAACAGGATCACCCGGAACTGATCATCCAGATCATCCAGATCCTCGGGTTCGACATCATCCAGATCCACATCGCCAGTATCGCTGATGTTCGCCTGATCGGGAACATCGCCCAGATCACGTGCCATTTCCGTGATCCCGTATTCATCGATCAGACTGGCGAATTTGGTGGGCTGCATAATGGCGATCTTCATCTTCATCTGGCCATCCGGCAGCATCACCACATCAGTTTCCGCTGTCTGTTCCTGGTATCCCTGGCTGCTGGCCCACTGCACTTCATCTTCCTGGGCCTGGGGTGAATCAGTCGCCATATCCCGAGGAACGGCAGTTCACCGCATAAACCAGCATCACGCTGGATTCTTCGGGGGTTCCCTAACAGCAGTCTAACAGCCACCTACCAGTTCCCTAAGTTTCATCACACCCCGCTGCATCGTTAAGAGTTACCAGCAGCCCACTGGTGGAACGGTGGCCGCTGGAACGGTGAAATATGGGAACCAGTTCGAAATCTGGGATCGGTAAGGATCCCTCGGAAGTAGATGAATCACTACCCTCGGATGAACAGGTGCTGGAACACCTGGAACAGCAGCAGGCCGAAGCAGAATCCGAGGCTGAAGAATCAGCCCCATCGAGGCACGAACTACATCAGTTAATCCTGGATCAGCGTGAATCGATGGAACGGATGCAGGCGGTGATCGAGGAACAGGCCGAACGCATCGATTCCCTGGAACGCCAGGTGGAAGATGTCGAATTCGAAGCCACCACGGTGCAGGAAGTGGCTGAATCCCTGAAGGAAGGGAAGATCGGGGGTGAAGCCGGTGCGGAATTCATCCAGCAGTTCATCGAGGTTCCCGATCACGGCAGTAAGATCGATGCACGTGCCACCCAGTTATTCCTGAACGTGATCAGGGAAAACCGGGTGGGAACGCCTGTTACTTCCTCGGATGTGGTTCAGTGGATCGGCCTGGAAGATTCATCGAACCCATCCGTGCAGGCGAAACGGGTGATGAAACGCCTGGTGGAACACCGGGAAGATGGGTTTTACCTCGGGGAAATCGAACTGAAGAAACACCGAGGGAAGAACTGCATCTGGCTGGCTGAATAACGATGGCACTGGAACTGAAAACTGAAGGCTGGCACGCCGGGAACGCCATCTGGAACACGTATCTGTGCGATCAGTGTTCCGAGGAAGTTCACAGCACAGAACGGGATCCAGAACCGAGGTTCTGCCCGTACTGTGGAACCGAAGCAGATCTGAACTAACCGCTTCCCAGGAAGCGGCATTTTTCGCTGTTAGTTCACGGTTAGATGTTAGGCCGAAAAATCGGTGTGTCGGTTAGATTTCCTGCCCTAACTGTCTAAGTAGTAGTTAGGGCAGGAAGGGTTCCCCAGTGTTTCCACTATCTAACACTACACTATGCGGAAGCGGTGCATATAGTAGTTCAGGAAGGGTGCAGGTGCTGCCGTTACGTTTCTGTTAGTCTGCTGTTCGTGGGGCTGATCTGGCTAACCCCACGCCGTTTTTCGTGGGTAACATCTAACATCGAGATAACAGCGTTCGTTCAGCGGAACGTGAAGGGGTGCTGAAGCAGTTCGTTCCCAGGCTGATGCGTGGCACGTGAACTACCTTCCCCGTTCAGCACACGCCCAGCAGGTTCACACGTATCCCAGTGCATCGAGGTTCCCCAGCCGAACCTGGCTGATCACCATATCGTGCCAGGTGGGGATGAACCCCGACATCTTCCGGCGTGGCAGATCCCACGTGGCTGCCATCGTTCCGTGTTCGGTGTGTTCATCCTGGCCACCTTCCCCAGTGGAAGGATCCATCACGAACCCGTGATCCGACAGCACGATATACTGATCCGGCAGATCGATCTGATCCCAGAACTGTTCCCGGATCCAGTCGTACACATCGGCCATCGATTCCTTCCCCTTCTTACTGGCCCAGTGGCCGTAAGCATCGGGAAGCCGCCAGTAACCGATCTGAAGGGCTGAATCGAACAGCCCCAGCGTTTCGTTCCAGTGGCTGATCAGTTCCTCGGTGGATCGGATCATCATCCCGAAGGATCCGTGGTTCGATGTCCACCCATCCGGGATCGAGGCACGCTGATGCAGGTAGTTACTGTGAACGTTCACGTTCAGCAGGCTGGTTCCCACCACCTTATCCCACAGAAAATCCCAGTCTCGGGTGGCCGTTTTCCACTTCGGTTCTGGAAGCCACCCCAGGATTTCCTGCTGATCTTCCCCGAGGAACAGACTGTTCCACACCCGTGGGGTGAACAGTCTGCCTTCCCCTGATAGATCGTTCACCAGGGGCTGCACCGAGGCTGATACAGGATCGAAGATGTCGTGTTCGGAAGCCAGCCGGTGATCCAGCCCATCCAGGCAGATGATCCCGACAGTCATATCAGGATCAGTAAGCCGTGGTTTGGCTGTTCACCAGCGTTCCCTGCACATCGTAGGTGGATGCGGTATCTTCAGCACCGAATTCGATGTTTTCGATGATCGCATCCTGTTCGTTTACCTGGGCTTCGTGGGTTTCCAGCACGATGTTCGGGAAATCCAGTTCCAGTTCGTATCCCGAGGTTCCCCCATCCACCACCATTTCTGGCGATGTCCACACCGCGTTCAGCGATGCTTTGTAAAGGGAATCCTGCACGGTGCTGGTTCCCGATCCAGGCGCACCACCCAGGAACATTTCCAGTGCCTCGATGTTTTCGAAATCGAGGTTCAGCGAACCAGATACGGATCTGGTTCCCACGTGGGCCTTATCCGGCGTTCGGCTGCCTCGGATCTTTTCATCGATCCCGTTTTCTATCGTGGCAGTGAATTCAGCCACATCCACGGATCGATCAGTGCCATCGAGGGTGATCGTTCCATCGTGCCACACGAAAGGCCGAAGGTCGGAATACGTGGGGCTGGCCTGGGTTCCCTGAAGTTCGAAATCCTTTGCTGTCATATCGGCAGACAGCATCAGGTATTCTTCGGGGGTGTGGCTGAATTCCAGGCTGTTCACGCCCACACCTCGATGGCGTGCAGCATCGATGGCACCCAGGCCGATTTCCACGGCCAGGCTGGGCAGTTTGTTATCCGTCGTGAACGTGTGCGTTCCGACGTTATCCGTTCCCGATCCCTCGGATGAAGTGGTTACGCTGGTGGATCCGAAGGCAGCCTTCAGCAGCAGCCCCATCCCGTTTTCGGGGCCTGAAACCATTTCCAGGCTGCCATCATCTTCGAACACGCCAGCAGTGCCTTCATACCGGGAACGGCCACGGATGCTGCTGTTATACAGCACGCCGTTTTCCCCACCGAAGCCATCCGAATTGATCGGAAGGTAAACGCTGGGTTCGGGGCCACCCCCGTAACTCGATTCTTCCGCCAGGCCACAGTAGCCTAAGTGCGACTGTCCATCTGTTCCGATGTTCTGGGTCATTTACTGATCACCTGCATCTGTCTCGGTGGCCGAACCGGATGAATCAGCATCACGCTGGTTTTCATCAGAATCGGCCTGGTAGTGGCTGCTAAGGTGGCCGTTTAGCGATTTCACGCTGGGGAACACCTGGCCACAGATCGCTTCGGGATCATCTGGATCATCCACTGGATGTTCACAGATCACGCCGTAGCAGATCAGCGGGTTCGACAGTTCCCCGTGGGTAAGTTCTTCAGCCACGGGTGCAGCCACCGCGTTCGCTGGTGCTTCACCTGCACGCATCGCTTCCTCGGAAGCGATAGGCAGGGGTTCGTGCATCCGAAAGCCCCCTTCAGGGGTTTCTTTCTGCATCATCTGGAACCTGATCCCGAAATCATCCAGAACCACGGATGTCTGCCTGCCTCGGAACTGGATGTATTCCGTGATGGGATCACCATCATCGGATTCAGGTTCGGTTTTGGGTAGTTCACGTGCCATATTCGATCACGGTTTCCGGCGTTTCGTTTCCACCACGAAATCGGCTGATCCGTATTTCAGGTGGATCTGTTCCCCGTTCACGTTCAGTGCGAAATCGAACGTAACCGCATCCCCGCCTGGGGAAAGGGCAGCATCTTTAGCGATGGGATCACCGCCTGCCGATGTCTGAAGGGTGCGGTTCTGTTCGACGTTATCCACGATGTTCCCGATGATCACCTGGGCCAGTTCCAGGCCATACTGCTGATCGTAATCAGCCACGAACGCCGAAACACTGAACCCATATGTGGTATCGTTCGCCTGGATGTTCCGAGGCTGATCACCCACGCCAGTGGGGATCGACATCACCACCGGCAGTTCATAGTGGTTCAGTAACTGTTCGGATGATACCACGCCCTTCACGTGGTGCTTCACATCGGGGTTATCCCCAGTGCCATCGAGGTTCCCGCCATCCAGGTGGTTATCCACGGCCACATCCCGGAAGCGTTCCAGCACTTCCAGGTGGGCAGCGGTGAAGCCACTGAAATCAGCGGGATCGAACCCTGCATCTGTGGGCATTAGACTGCACCCCCGCTGCTGAACGCATCATCCACTGCATCCTGGGCGATCTGATCAGCACGGGATTCCCAGCGATCCAGGGAACGATCCACGAATTCGTTCGGGAACGTTTCGTGGCCATCGTGGAAGATGGCCCACCGGATGTTCTGGGCTGCTTCCCGCATCGTATCGCCTGCATCTGGCGTGATCTTTGCTTCAGCCCACGCCAGGATCGGATCCAGCGGTGGTGGCCCACTGGTGTAACTGGTTCCCTCGATGATGGCGTGGTGCAGGGGCCATCCCTCGGAAGTTTTCTTCCTCGGGGCCACAGAAACCCGAAGCGGATCACGGGATTCTGTTACGGATTTGATGGTGGAACGCATATTCACGTTCGGAATCCCCACGCCCTTCGGGGCTTCCTGCCGCATATGGCGTTCCGCCAGGGTGGTTAACTGATCCACCGCATCTTCCGCACCTTCACCGAGGATCTGCTTCCACCGGCTGCTGGCACGTGAAGGAACATCTACTTCGATGTTCAGATCACCCATCGCCGTAATCACCCCCGAAATCGGTTAGGCCGGATGATCGGCCAGTGGCCGGGAAATCGGATCCCTGGGCCTGGGTGGTATCAGTGACATCGTAACCGTTCACTGTCACCCAGTCGCTGAACTTCGATTTAGCACGCCGTTCCAGGAACACGTTCCGAGACTGGCCTTCATCCTGTTCGGATCGGAAGTTCTGGGCTTCAGCCTCGTGTGCCTCGGAAGCAGCCAGCAGTTCGACAGCCTTCACCAGCAGTGGGTGATCAGCCTCGATGGTGCTGGGATCAGGCAGATCATCGGGGATGTCCTGATCGGTATCCCGCTTCCACCACGCCTGCACGGTATCGGTGGCTGAAAGGATGAACGGTTCCACATCTTTCTGGGTTCCCTGAACGGGAATATCGATGTAGTTCCGAACGCCATCACTGGTGGCCCAGTGATCATCATCCAGATCCGAGGAAGTGATTTCAGCCATCACTAATCACCTTCCCCGTGGCTGTTTCCACCACGGTAAAAGGTATCTTCCTGGCGATGGCGTTCATCCAGGCGTGCTGTATCTTCCCGAAGTTCCTGGATTTCCTGGGCGTTCACGCCCATCCGTTCCAGCATCATTTCCTGCCTCGATACCACGTGATCCTGTTTTTGATCCACTCGGTTCACCTGTTCTGCCAGTTCGCCCTGGCTGTCTGCCAGGGAATCCACATCATCGTGGGTTTCCTGGATGTCGTTATGCAGCGACCGATAGGCCACTGCCGTTCCGATCCACAGCAGCACCACGGTGAACCACGTGTTCTGCTGGGCTAACTCGATCAGATCGAGGATCCAGCCCACCATCGGGATTCACCCCTGCTGCCGCTGATCCACTGCTTCGATCACCGAGGATCGGGGGCTGTCTCGATCCTGTTCCGCATCACGAACGGCTTCCAGGTGGCCATCGGCTTCACCATCTTCGATGGCTGCCTTCACTGCCTGCCAGGATTCATCCACGAACCCAGCCGCATCGAAGCCATCATCTTCAGATTCTGCATCTGCTTCGGCTTCGGCAGCAGCCTCGGGATCGGGCTGATCCACGGCTGCCGTGGCTTCCTCGGTATCTGCATCAGGCCGTTCCCAGCCTCGATCCAGATACAGATCCACGACATCATCAGGCACTTCGAACGTTCCTGGCCCCTGGTATCGGCGTTCCTCGGAATCGTTCCCGTGGGGGGAACGTTCCACGAACGTGGAACGCCGTGGCCAGTGTAGTTCCGTCGCCATCGTGATCAGATGTCCTGAAGGATCGCCCAGTTATCAGGCCGCATCAGGTGGAACCCGATTTCCTGGGCGATCTTGAACCACGTAACCAGTGGATCGTTTTCTGTCCACATCTGGGTGATGAAGCCGTTCCCCATATCCACAGCGAAATCCCCGCCAGGCGGGGCCTGTTCGCCGTGTTCGGCCAGGCGATCAGCGAACCACGGGATGAAGCCGGAAACCTGGCCAGGCGCACCGATCACGACGTTCCGAACGTTGGAAGTGCCATCGTGGGGTTCCAGGATGTTATCCTTTGCCGCGTTCGACGGATCGGAAACGACGTTCCCGGAATCATCCACGGGCTGGCCGTTCGCATCGGTGCGAACCACCTGGGTGCGAACTTCCTGGATGCGATCCACGGGAAGGATGTTAGCCACCTGATCTTCGGTAAGGCCCTGGGTTTCCACACCGCTGAACCGGCCTTCCAGATCATCGTTCTGCTTCAGATCCCGAAGCGTGGATGGCGACATATAGGCCGTGATCTGGCCAGCCATATCGAGGCTGTCGCCATCGTTCGTGATCTGGAACTGTGCATCCGTGAACGCATCCTGGGGGGTGGCGTTCGCCGTATCGCTGAAGGCAGTCAGACTGCCGAACACGTGGGAAGTATCGATGTCGGGGTGTGCGGTGGCACCATCTGCACCGATCATCCCATCGATCCCGCCGTAACCCTGCCAGGCTACGAGGGAACGCGCCAGTTCCAGCCGAAGCCGAAGGGTATCGGCAGCGGCTTCGAACAGGTTCAGGATTTCCTGATCCGTGTTCAGTTCCGTGTTCGCACCCTTTTCGGGGCTGATCTTTGCTTTGAAGGTTTCCACGCCGATGGTGGATTCATCGATGTCATCCATATCCACCACGGTGGATTCAGCAGCCAGATCCCCACGGGGCATCGGCATTTCTGCCCCATCCATCGTGAAGTAGGTTTCCGATGAATCGGACATTTCCACCAGAGGGAATACCTCGGTGGCTATCAGTGCGTTCTGGCGGTTCTGGTTATCCAGATCCCGAACGATTTCGTTCCGAAGCGTCTTTGGGCTGATCGTATCAGCCTTTGAAAGTGTGAAAGCCATCTGTTATCACCTGTAAAGTGCGACCGCGACTCGATCACCGATGTGCAGGGATCGAACGTTCGTGGCCATCACGATACCATACGCATCGCTTCGGGTTACGGCAGTCGTGCCATCCCCGAGGGTATCGGAAACCGTGCCACCTGCACGTTCGGCCACCAGATCACCAGCACTGGCAGTGTAGGATCCTTCCGGGTTCAGGTACAGAACCGGCTTGAACACCTTCACTGCTGAATCCGTGGTTCCATCCGAGGAAACCAGCATCCCCAGGGCAGCAGCATCATCCGTGGCTGCCTGCACCTGGGTGAACGATTCACCTTCCCCAGCCACTTCCACCAGATCACCGGCTTCACTGGAATCAGTGACTTCCACGGGGATCGTATCACCGGGTTCGTATGCAGTGTATCGGGATCCCATCAGTTACCACCCTGGCTGATCGCTGCCTGAAGTTCGTTTTCCGTGCTGTATTCATCGGGGGAAACGCCGTGTTCTGCCTCGATGAATTCAGTCGGATCCTGGTTACGGGAATCGGCAGCGTGGATTTCCCGTGCAGTCATTACCGAACGGGCTGCATCGGCAGCCTGATCGTTCTTCGATTCAGCGGATTCCACGGATCCGACCGATTCCGAGGCAGCGACAGCAGCGGAAAGTTCATCCCGCTTTGCCTGGGAACGACCGAATTCACGCCATCGCTGGCCTGCCATCGCTTCCAGTTCCGAAAGCGGCTTCCCCTGAAGATCCTCGGTTCGATCCTCGATGGAATCCGTATCGTACTTCGGAAGGCTGGCTTCCAGATCAGCGATTTCAGCCCGAAGATCCTCGGAAAACGCATCCACGACATCCTGGGGCTGGAAATCATCACTGTCGGGATCTACACCCTGGGAAGCAGCGATCTGCCTGAAGTGATCCGCTTCATCCGAGAGACTGGAAACCTGGGCTTCCAGATCCTCGATCTGTTCATCTTTCGCTTCCACCGCTTCCGAAGCCTGGGTTAGTGCAGCCTGGGCTGCTTCCAGATCATCGGGATCGGTGGGAAAGTCACCATCTGTCATTTGTGAAGTGTTCGCATCTTCATCTGCCTCGATACTTCCAGCAGCCGCCTGAAGGGTGCGAACCAGCCCTTCAGAACGCTGCCTGGGGGAACTGGCTGCCATCCGGCCTGCTGCCTCGGAAGCAGCGGCCAGGTTCGGCAGGTTCCCGTGCTTTGCACCATCCACAGCCTGATCAGGAACGACATCCACCCGCTGGATGTCGGTGGCTGCTACCTGAAGCGATCCATCATCACGCTTCACCGGCTGGCCACTGGAATCGGTTTCCAGTGCGATGTTCCCCACGATGCTGAAGCCCATCCCTTCGAACGAACCCGCTTCAGCCGCTTCCACGGCCTTCGAATTCGTATAGGTGGATTCCCGCATCGTGATGGCTTCACGCCCATCATCCAGGGTATCCTGGGTGAATTCCTGGGCTTCCCCGATTTCGCCCAGTGGTGTTTGGGCAGCCACTGAATCTTCCTCGGGGTGATCGAAGCCGATCTTCACAGAACCAGCCTGCATCCGATCCGTAACCCGCTGGAACGTATCGGATATGGTTTCTTCAGGAACGTGAACGCGGGTGGGTTCACCGTTCACCCACAGACTGTGCTGCCCACTGGCCCACACGATCCCGTGCAGCCCATCGGAATCTGCATCCGGTGCAGTTCCATCGGCAGCCTCGATCTGGCCGGTGAAGTGAACTTCACCATCATCCAGATCATCCGCGTTCTGGGCCTGGATCACAGCATCGGCTGCTTCATCAGCAGCCTGCTGAAGATCATCGATCAGGCTGTGGATCGCCTGAATCTGCTGTGGATCCATCCCTAACAGAACCAGATACAGCATACGCCCATAAGCCAGCATACCGCTGGATTAGAAACCAGCGTGATGTGCGTTCGTAACATCCCGCTTCGAACCCAGGGTAATGGCCGGGAAGAACCCCATCCAGCAGTTAGATCGGGTGGTTTCAGCCCAGATCCTCGGGATGTTCCTGCTGGGGAAGTTCATCGGGGATTACGCTGCCATCCAGATCACGGATGTGCTGGGGCAGGATACTGGATACGTCGTGGGGATCGCTTTCAGTCTGCTGTTCGTGCTATTCTGGCCCACGATAGAACGCCGATACGAACAGTGGAAGGATCAGAACGGCAGCGACTGAACCACATCGAGGATCCAGCCCAGCACGCCGAAGTGTGCCACCAGGTGGCCCAGGATCGAGGCACCGATACCATACCAGGGTTCACGCCGAAGTTCCCGAAGGGCCTTCCTGTTACTGATCTGTTCCCACCGCTTCAGGCCCAGGGCTGAAGCCGTAACTGCCACCACGCCAGGCACGCCCAGCCCCAGGCCACACGCCAGGCCGATGATGGCAGCGTGCCACTCGGATGCGTAAGACAGCAGCCCATCCCGTTCGGAATCCGATTCCGAGGCTGCATCAGCCCCAGCCAGGAATTCGGCCACCAGATCGAGGCTGGGATTCATAGATCCACATCCACGCCCAGTTTCATCGCTGCCGACCGGATGCGGCTTTCGATGTTCCGAACGGCCTGATCATCCACGCCGGAACGCCCAGGGTGATTCTTCCCTTCGTGGGCATAGAAGATTTCCCGAGGTTCCAGATTACTGTGGTTCCACAGAATCCACACGATGGATTCCTGGGCTGTAAGGCCCTTCCCCAGCAGATCGATGATCATCCCCGTATCAGTGCTGCCACCGTTCCCCTGCTGAAGCATCGTAAGGCAGTCTGATGTGGATGGATTATCGGGATCATCCACCCAGTCGGGGTTATCTCGATAGATTTCCCGTGCAGCCCGATTCAGCACTTCACGCCCACGCTTATCCAGATACGGTTTCGTTCCGAACGTTTTCGGGGAACCCGATTCACCACCGCTGCCGCTGTCCGGGGATCCAGCCCGTTCCTGATCCATCATCACCAGATGTTTCCGTTTAACAGACTATTAAGTTTCGGGAACTATTGACATACGGCCAGTATAGGCACTGCATACTGAACAGATCACATCCAGATAACTTCCCTGTTACACACCAGTGCGTTCCAGCCGTTCGTTCAGCACCGTGGGATTGAATTCCTGATCTGGATCCAGCACCTTCGGCCTGAACCCGTTCGTTCCCCAGATGCGGTTCAGATGATCTTCCCCGATGTCTGCCTCTTTGATCGGTTCTTCCCCATCATCTAACTGAAGTTTAGGCCGAAGATCCGATCTGCACCAGGGGTGATTCGGTGGCACCAGCCACGGATCTTCCACCATATCCACCACGATTTCGTTCAGCCGCCTGCACACCGTGCTGGTTTTCCTATCGATCACCGCATCATATACAGCGTATCTGAACCCGTTATTCAGGTATCTTCGATGCGTGGCCGTAACATACGCATCCTGCACGGAATCGTGGCTGATCAGTTCGGCCTTCGATTTCGCTGTTTGGCCGGTGATCCCGTGTTCCCGCCGTGTGTCTGCATCGCCATCCAGCAGCACCTGTTCCACCCTGGTGGCTATGTCGGGGCCACCCGAGGCAGAACGAACGGGTTCTTCCTGGCTAAAACCGATCCTGATCTGGCGTGTGGTTCGATCCCCGATTTCCTGGGCCAGTGAATCCGAGTTTTCGTAAAGCAGTGCTGCATCGATGTTCTTCAGTTCAGCGTTCAAAGCCCGATCCTGGTGGGTGATGTTCGGGCTGCTGAACAGATCGGATTCATCCACGCCTGGCAGTGTCTGCTGCATCCGCTGGAAGGAAGCCCGTGCTGCCCTTCCCATCGTGATCAGATGGCGTTCTTCCAGCCACGGGATCAGCATCGAACGGATTTCCTCGGTGGCCAGCCGGGTGATCGCTTCATTAAGCCGCCTGGCCCTATCACGTGGGGTGCCTGAACCCTGCCAGATCTGGATCCCTTCACCTTCCAGGAAATCTTCGATCACATCCTGGATGTCTCGGATCACCCGCCTGGCACGCTGCCGGGAACGCCGAAGATCCGTTACGTTCTTCGAAGCCGCATCATCCCGAGGCATTACTGATCACGCACCAGATTGAACCCACGCTGATGCAGGAACGCCGATACTGCACGCACCACTTCCTGCTGATCAGCAGGCACCCACTGTTCCGGTTCGGTGATCCCCTGGCCCATCCGGTTTTCAGCCCGCTGGCCTGCCTCGATCTGTTCCAGATCATCGAACTGATCCAGTGCCTCGGGAACGGATCGATCCTTCAGCCGCCAGGATTCCACCCGAACGCCATCCTGATCCACGGCCAGCACGCCTGCTGGGGTGCCACCATCACGGATCCCGAAACGGATCATATGTCCACCCCCTTAAACCGCGCCTGCTTACGGACTTCTTCGAACACATCTTCACTGGGCTGATACAGATCCAGCCAGGCAGCCACCAGCCCAGGGTGGTGTTCGATGTAGTTCCCCAGTTCGAAACTGTGCATCATTTCATCCTGCTGCATCGTTTCAGCGAACACGGCAGTGAATTCCCCCGCGTTAGTCATTTGATACGGCCTTTTGATCATACTATCAGCAGCCTGGGTGCCTTCCTGGTTATACGCTTCCTGGGTTTTGAACCAGGCACGGTTCGCTTCCTCGATGAACTTCCGGTATCGTTCTTCCACCGAGGCACCAGGATTCCGTTCCATAAACCGTTCCTCGATCACATCACTGGGCAGCGGCTGGGGCCTGCCATCAGCATCGATCTGCACTTCAGATCTGGCTTCATCTGCCCACTGATCCAGGCCGATGGGCTTCCCATCGGGATCATCCCTGTCTTTGAACATCGCATCAGCCGCTGCTGAATCGTGTTCGGTGGTGGCTTCGAACGGATCAGATGTGGAATATTCGTGGAAGCCACCGTTCCCACCCGAGGATTCCCCACCCCATCTGTATCCCATCGAGTTATCCACTGTATGCTGCATTTCGTGGCTGGTAGTGGATCCGCCAGCATCATCCCCCAGCATCAGGCTGCTGAACGTGGCACGTTCCGCATCATCATCGAAGAACGGGAAGTTCACCACATTAGCGTGGCCACCGTTCCCATCGTTTCCACCGCCATCCACGTGGCTGATCCGGCCAGCAGTCATTTCCCGGAATTCGGGATCCCGCATCCGATCCAGATTCCTGCCGATCTGTTCCATCGCCCGTTCCCTGGTTTCGGGATCGATCCGAGATTCAGGCGATCCTGCACTGGTATCTGGATCCAGTTCCTCGGTGAACCGTTCTTCCATATCCGGGATCTGGCTGGCTATTTCAGCCCCTTCCTCGGTGCCATCGATCTGCCGAACCCCACCCCGTTCCACCGGAACATCGGGATCCGATGGGGCTGTAACCTCGGGATCCTCGGGGGTATTATCCGGCAGATCAGTGGCTTCGAACGTATCTTCCTCGGGTTCGCCCACGTTCTGCACGAACCTGGCGTTATTCACCAGGTTCTGCTGCCAGTGTTCTGGCACCCCGCGTTCATCCAGCCGGGATCTGATTTCCTCGGGATCCAGATCTTCGGCCATTTCCTTAGCACGTTCCTGGATCTGTTCGTGATCCACATCCAGGCCCACCATAGAACCGATTCCAGCAGCCCCTTCAGCCATCCCGTTCCACTTCTTATCATCCAGTTCGGTGGCTGAAAGCCCGTTATCCACTGGCTGGGGAACGCCATCATCATCCACGATGAAGTTCCCCCCGTGGATGTCTCGATTCCCGGTAAGCACGGAAGCGGCCATCACTTCCACATATGCTTCATCATCCACCAGTTCAGGATCCACTGGGCCATCCACGCTGGCCAGTTCAGGCCCATCCACCCCTTCCACCAGCAGGGATTCTGATTCCCTATCGAAGCGGTGCGTGGGAACGGGTGAATCCACCATCTGCATCACTTCAGCAGCAGCCACGGATCGGTTCGCTTCGGCCAGGTGTTCATCCGGGTTCGAATATGGAAAATCCTCGATGGGTTCCATCTGCTTTTCGAACACCTGGCTGCCATCCGACAGTTCGTGGATATGGATGTGATCGGCATAATCCGATGTCTCGGAATCCACGGCCTGGCTGATGTCCACTTCCTCGGGAACATCGCCTGCCAGATCGGGCTGGGTATCCTCGGGTTCGAACACCTGGCGGGGGCCATCGGGATCATCGCTGGCCAGCGTGCTGGTTCCATCGCCAGTATCGATTTCCACCAGATCTGGCTGATCATCCCGTTCCACGAACCCGATCACTTCCCCAGTTCGGGTTTCGCCAGTGTTCGATTCCATCACGCCCACCTGATCCCCGACATCCAGATCCGAGACAGATGCGGGTTCGCCTGGCAGATCGTGGGTTTCGGGTTCGGGGGCTTCGAAGGTGGTGGGATCCTGCATCCGTTCCTGCACTTCATCGGCCAGATCCACCACCTGCTGATCGTACTTTTCGGGATCGAAATCCGGGTGCGTGGCCACAGCCACCAGTTCTGTAAACCCTTCCTCTGGCCGTTCATCGGCATATTCAGTGATCGATCCATCTGGCAGATCACGGTATTCCTCGGTGAACCAGGATCTGAAATCACTGTTCACTTCATCCCACATATCGTGGGCCATTTCGTGCCTTAGAATCGTGGCCACATCCGTGCTGGAAACCTGATCACCGGGTTCGGGTGGCACCGGATCCGTGTTCATCGTTCCAGTCGGGTTAGGATATACCATCGAGATTCCACCCATCCGTTCGGCCTGGGCCAGTTCCTGCCAGTTCTGTGGGCCACTACCTTCAGCAGTGGCCAGGCTGGGTTCGAACACGGCAGCATCCGAGGAAACCCCGGTGGATTCCACCAGATCCTGGAACTGATCGTTATCCTCGATCTGGTTCTGTGCAGTGGCCACGGCTTCCCGCATCTGATCCAGATCCTGCTGATCCTGTTCCGGCAGATCCTGGAAGCCACCACGGAAGGAATCAGCCCAGCGTTCACGAACCACATCTGGGTTATCCACTTCATCCCCGATGGATTCCATCACCAGATCAGCCGCTTCCTCGGGTGTATCTGGCAGCCTCGATGTATCCACTTCCTCGGGGCCATCGAAGCCATCCACCTTCACACCTTCAGGGATGTCCACCGCATCCACTATGCGTTCAGGCGGTATTTCGGTGTGGGTATCGAACGCATCATCCAGGAAATCCGGGATGTCGTATGGTCGTTCCACGAACTTCCCATCAGGCCCACGTGGATGCAGTGCAGGGTTCCAGGATCCCGCTTCCACATCACCGAAGAACCCGCCAGTGGTGGTGTATAGCCACCTGCTGGATCCATCCACCAGCACGGGCTTCCCAGCGATCACACCACCGCTTTCTGATCCGGGTTCGGCCACCTGGATGATGATCCCACCGCCTGGGGAAGCGGCCACATCCAGATCCACTGGGCTGGTGGCACGTTTCTGCACCATCCGAAGCATCGCATCGCCTGCTGCCTGGCGGGTGCTGAAATCGCCCAGGATGGCCCCAGATCCATTTCTGGGTTCACTCGATACCTGCCCCTCGATGAACGCTTCCAGGCTGGTGTGCTGCACGTGGGCTTCCACGAACGCTTCCAGTGGATCAGCCACCTGGCTGGCCACGAACTGTTCCAGATCTTCCGACATCACGCACCCCCGAGGAAATCATCCCCACCGATCACCAGCCAGGATCCTGCATCTGTATCGGATTCCTTCACCACCATCGATCCGGTGAAGTTCCCCTGGCGATCACGGATGATCACAGCGAACGCATCTTCCCCGATGTCCTTCCGCTTCCGCATTTCCGTGGTGTGGCCTTCCGGGGTTTTCTTTTCGATCAGATCCCGAACGTGGGCAGCGGCTTCCCGAAGCGTTTCGTAACCGCTGAACCCGTGGCTGGCCTTCACCGAGGCAGATGCAGCCCCCTTTCGCCAGCCTTCCCACATCAGCACCCTATCCTTCATCGCTGCACAGAACTGATCGGATGCGTTTTCCGACATCCCCGTTTTCCGCATCGTTCCCTTACAGCAGTTCCCACTGGGGCAGTTAAACTGGCCGTTCATCCCTGCCCAGGCTTTCAGCAGGATCAGCCTGGCCGGTGTGTCGGATTCTTCCCAGGAATCAGGGTAATCCCAGTCGGTGGGGCCAGCGTGAACTTCCATCCAGCCCGCTGCCTCGATGTCGCTGCTGAACCCTTCCACTTCCTCGGAAAGATCTTCAGCAGGATCATCCACGGGTGCATCGATTTCGCCATCAGACAGATCCGAGGCACGATACACTTCAGCACCCGATTCCACGCCCACGACGTAAGCGGGCTGATCCTCGGATGCTTCCACGGTATCCCCGCCTGGGCCTTCGAAATCCTCGGTGCGAACTTCCACCACCACGCCCACGCCATCAGGGGTTTCCACTTCCTGGCCTTCACTGAACGATTCAGCAGCCGCCAGTTCCCCATCGAACTGATCTTCCTCGATGTCGGGGTGGCAGCCTGGGCAGTAAAACGAACCCTGGATGCGGGTAGTTTCATCGCACATCCGGCAGTCTGTCGGCAGTTCGATTTCTTCCCCTTCCTCGGGAACCGCATCGGCTGCCTCGATGTCGGCCTGGCCGATCTGCACGTGGTTCGGGCTGATTCCGTGGTAATTACAGGCGAATTCGTGGGGTGGGGTTTCGTTCACCAGGCTGGCTTCATCCCCACACACCCAGCAGATCGGATCCCCATCCTGGCCTGCCTGGATCGCACCTTCATCCGATAGGGCAGCAGCGAACCGTGCCTGCATCCCATCTTCGGGGCCTTCACCCTGGGGTTCATCCCCTTCATCACCCGGTGCAGGCCCCTGGTTTTGGCCTTCAGGCCCCTGATCGGGCTGCTGCTGATCCAGCACATCCTGCATCTGCTGTTCCCGATCCTCGGGATCCTCGGGGCCACCTTCCGGGGGCATATCCCTGGTGGGATCCGTTTCCAGATCCACACCTTCCAGCGTGTTCGCCAGTTCCCGGCCTTCGGCTTCGGACATCCCCAGCAGGCCAGCGAAATTGAACAGTTTCAGGATTTCCTGTTCATCTTCAGCAGCGATGGCAGGTAACTGGTGATTCACTTCCCCGGATAGGCCGTGGATGTCGGCCTGCACCTGGGCGAAATCATCGAACAGATCCGTAACCTGGCCCTGCCACCCGCTGATCTGATCCAGGAACATCTGCATCATCGAGTTACGAGACAGTTCGGGGCCTTCCTTCAGTTCGATCAGATCCAGCGGCAGCAGCAGCCGCCTGCTGATCGCTTCATTATAATCCCGGATCATCGAGGACATCGATTCATCCATTTCCGGCAGTTCGATGGTGGTGGTTTCCCAGTTTTCCGGGATGGACATCACCGTAGCAGTCTGATAATCTTCCAGCGTGGCCAGGGCAGCATCGATCTGCTGGGCCATCACCAGTTCCAGCAGCCGACCGGATTCATCCCCGAATTCATCATCTTCAGCGGCCACATACTGATCATAATCTTCCTCGGAAAGCCAGGCCGGTGGGTTCACTTTGATGATGATCCCGCCGATGGATGCGATTTCGGCCTTCCTGCCCTGAAGCCGCTTTAACTGCATCTTATTCACGACATCATCAGCGACCGACTGAAGCGGGGGTGTGCGATACAGCCGAACATCCAGCACCTCTGATCCGATTTCCAGGGCTTTCTGATCATCCGTGTGTTCCACGTTCACTTCGGGATCCCGATCATCTTCATCCAGATCGAACGTAACGTATGAAGTCTGATGCTGGATGTAGATTTCTTCCCCAGTCTCGCCATCCTTCACGTAAGATAGATCATCCACATCCAGGTGCTGAAGATCGGTGGATCTGCCCACGAAAACCGCGTTTATCACGTTCTGTTCCAGGATGCGATCCACCACCTTCCCCGGATCCACGTGGGCTTCCACCGACTGATCACCCTCGTATATCTTTTCCAGGTGTTCGGCCAGCCGCTGATCCTGTTCGCTGTCGGGATCCGATGGCTTCGGTTCCAGGCCATCCTGCCCCAGCATCAGCGATTTCAGCCTGATCAGGATCCCAGGGATCAGATCATCGTTCGCCAGAATCCACTTCCCCGTTTCCGTATTGTAATCCACCCGATTATCGATCAGGTTCGTGATCTGATCATCGAGGAACGCTTTATATTCCCAGTCGGACAGATCGAAGGCAGAATCCGTGATGTGAATATCGCTGCCGGATGCGACTGGCGTAACAGTCGTTTCCCCACCAGCAGCACCCTTCACGCCCACGCTGCCAGCAGCCCCGGATAGGGCTGCCTCGATCTGTTCGGTATCCACATCAGATCCATCGGGAACCTCGATGGCGATCTGTTCTTCACCTTCAGCCACGATCTGCTGCCCACCATCCACCTGGGCTGCACGTTCCTCGATGTCTGATCCTGCATCGGGTTCGCTGCTGGAACCCAGCAGGCTACGAACGGAATCGGGAAGATCCATACCTCGGATAAACCTTCAAAGCGGCATAAACACGCATCACGCTGGATTCAGTCGCCGTGTTCACGCCGTTCCTCGGGATCCCCCACTGCTACGGGAACCCACCTGGTGCTTTGGATCCAGGCCCCATCCGGTCCCTCGGAATCGAAGATGATGAACGTGAACCCGTGCCAGTATCCTTCATACCGTTCGAAATCCCGATCCAGCAGGCGGTTATCTTCCTGGGAACTATCTTCATCCACACGGTATCAAAAACGGAACTATCACGCAAAAGGGAACATCCCGCTGATTAACGGATCGAAATTACCGAGACAGCAGCCCGATCACCGATCCACCGCCATTTCATAATCCAGGGCCTGAAGGCTGATGTTATCAGTCTCGGTGGCCCTGGCAAAGATCACCAGGTAATCCAGATCCGTTAACTGGGTGTTCGCATCGAGGCTGTTCGAAGCACCAGCCACCTTATTCTGATCGGATCCCTGCACCGTTCGGCCAGCCACCTTCCGACCGACTGGGTATCCCTCGGTTCCCACGTGGGGATCATTATTCCCGGTGCCTGGTGCATCGAAGCGGGTTACACTGGCGATCCCGTTCCAGTCGGTATCTTCGAAGAACGTTTCCCTCTTATCCGTGCCAGGTGCAGGCCCGAAATCTGTATCTGGCCCAGTGCTGAAAGTCACATCTTCCTTCCGCATCATATACGCCGTTACTTCCACGGAATCTGCCACTGGCGTGGATACGACCGACTGAAGCACCATCTTCACATCCTGGCCGTTATTCCGAATAGCCACCAGGGGATACGGCTGGGTGGTGGTGATGTTCCCGCTGCCGATGCTGCCACCGTTCCGTTCCACATCTTTGAACCTCGGGTTCGGTTCGTTCTGGCCCAGGATATTGTAATGCGGGTTCCCCACCTGCATCCGGTTCGCTGAAGCGTTCGCACCCGTGTTCTTCAGTTCGAACCTGATGCGGAAATTGATGTTATCCGTCGCTGTCTCGGAAACGGCAGAAAGGTAATCCAGGGGAACCACCATCTTCCGCACCGAGGGATCCGGGTTTTCCTGAAGATCGATGATGGTGTTATCCCCAGTCTGAAGATCCGGGATCTGGGCTTCCGGCTTCCACTCGCCCAGATCATACCAGCCCACTTCATTTCGAAGGATCATCCCCACCGTTTCATCCCACCCGTGCTGCCTCGGATCACTGGGCCAGCCATCCCAGTGCCTTACGATGGAATCCGATCCAGTCTTTCGGATCACCAGGTAGTGATCGTTTTCTTCCCCAGCAGGCGTTCCGATGATCCGATACTGATACGCATCATCCCAGGTTTCCGTGTTCGTGATCCCTGCACGGAATTCCTGATCCTCGGTGATCAGGGAATCGGCCAGGAACGCCATCCCCCAGAACGCTGCCATCGAGGGAACGTATTCCACCCGATCCACAGTCTGAAGGGCAGCCAGATCCCCATCTGCATCAGTTACGTTCAGGGCATACAGCCCGCCAGTGGTGGGATCCACGGTGGCCGATCCCTGTTCCGTAACATCCCAGTTCGTTTTATCGATGCTGTTCCAGCCCGTGCTGATGGCGATTTCTGGATCAGCCTGCACCACTTCCTGCTGGCTGAACTGGGTGATCCCGCCCCTGGGCGAATAGTTTCCCACACCTCGGAATCTGCATCCGGCCAGAAAAGGTGGAATACCGCTGGATTAGGCAGTGCCACCCTGGATGTTCATCGGTTCGAAGCCACCACGCTTCCCACCGAGGCAGGCAGCAGTGTAGCAGTATAGCAGGGCATAGAAGCCATCATCTTTCTGGGTATCCTGGAACACCGTGATCCGTTCCTGGCGGTTCCCGGATTTCGTTTCCTGGAATTCCCGCTTAATGGCGGTTAGGTGATCGAACCAGTAATTCATCGTATCCCGCGTTTCCACGGTATCCTGATACGGGATCCTGATGTGCTTATCCGGGGTGCGTTCTGCCTCGTATTCCACTTCATCTTCACCCAGGGTTTCATCGTAACCCTGCACATCGGGGAACAGATCGAAGGTGCGGTTCGCCCAGGGTGCCTGGGCTGCATAGATCTTCTTTCCATCCCGCTTCAGGAACGGCCACTTCCCACCGGGATCGTTCGTGGGCGATAGATTGAACCGATGGCCAGTAACGTGGCTGCCCCAGCCGCGTTCGGGGATGGCGTTTTCCCTCGTATCCCCGTTCTGCATCGCATCCACGTGGGCTTCACCGTAACCCAGATCAGCCACTGCCCTGCCGTTCTTCCCGATCTGGAACCGATCCAGGATCCCGGCCACCTTCCGAAGTTCCTCGGTTCGGGTTTCGTATTCCACCCGTTCCACGTTCCGCACCGTGATCCCGCTGGGCCAGTGATCTTTCTGGCGTTCATCCACCGTGCAGATCACCACGATGGTATCAGCCGATTCACCACCACCCCAGTCTATACCAGCGTAATATGGCCCCATCCCGTGTTCAGCCCGATACTGAAGGCCGATTTCATCATCACAGCAGGCGTATATCGCTGCCTCGGGGATCGGTTTCGCACCACCGCTGTAAAACTGGGCCAGTTTGAACCGATAGAAATCAGCCTTCGATGTGCTGGCCAGGGAACGGGTTCGCATCACTTCATCCAGGGGATGGCGTGGGCTGATTAACTGGTTAATCGTATAGCCTCGATGAACGGCTGCATCGTTCGTGGCCTTCCAGAACCCATCGTGCAGGATGTCGTGTTTCTCGATCCCAGATCCACACTGTCGGCAGAACAGGCCCCACCGCTTCGGGTTCGTATCCACCACTTCCACGGAATCCAGGGTGATGGTTTGATCCGTGCCACAGTCGGGGCAGGTGTAGTGCCAGCGGTGCTGGCTGGATTCCTGCCAGTGTTCGTGATATACGGTTCCCTCGTAGTTCGGGGTTCCCGTAAGCAGCACCCTGGCCATCCCGGAATCGATGGCTTCCTTCAGGTTCGAAATCGCTTCAGATGTCCAGTTCTGGATTTCATCGGCGTTCCCATACTGGCCGTGGAATCCCTGGATCGAACGGCCATCACCCCAGGATGATCTGCCTTCCAGGAAGGATCCCGTTCGGAACTTATTCCGCTTCACGGCCACACGGGAATCTGCCAGCATCGCTTCCAGCACTGGCGGGTTCCCTCGGGATGTCTCGATCATCCTGGCCACCGTTCGCTTCATAAAGGAATTCAATTGATCCGAACGGGGAACCGTGTGGATCACGTCGTGCATCTGCCTGGTGGTGGGCAGTTTCACCAGGGGCAGGCTGCTTTGGATCGTTTTCCCCATCCCCCGTGCCATCTTCCAGATGTGGATGCGTTCAGTATCTTCATCCATCACAGACCGAAGGGGTTCCTTCCAGTATCGGTAATCCCCCTGGTAGTTCATCCGTTCGCCGTTAATCTTCACCAGGTTTTCCGCCCACTGCACGATGTCGCCTGATGCGGATTCCAGTTCCTCGGTGGGGATCGATCCATCACTTTCACTTCCGGCCTGGGGGCTGTCTGCTGTGCCTTCCTCGATCCAGGAAGTATCGATTCCACCCGACATCACGGATCACCCTGTTCCTGATTATCCAGGTAATCACGAACATCAGCCCGCATCTGGTGCAGTTCGTGGGCGATGGATCCCAGGAAGATGATCGCTGCCTCGATGTCGTTCCCCGTCGCCAGGGCAGCGATGGCGAACAGGGCCAGCCACACGTGGCCGCTGGCCAGGCTGTTCACTGGCGTGCCACGCATCAGCCACCACCCGGAAGGTGATCGCACCCGAGGCTGTCGGGATCACACCCGGCCAGTTCGCACCCGTAGCACATCCCGTTAATCGATAGGGATCCAGGATCAGCCCCACAGCAGGAACAGCCTGCATCTGCCTCGGGTTCAGGATCAGGGTGTGGATCGGCTGGTGATCGAGGTTCCTGCTGCACCTCGGGTTCCCTGGCTGGGCGATCCGGTTCTTCGGGGGCTTCACCCTGGGGTTCGGGGGTGGAATCCGGTGCTTCAGGGGGTTCAGTATCGGATATATCGGCTTTCTCGGGATCTGGGGCCTGGGGGCAGGAACTTTCGTGTGCCTTCCTGGGGCCATCTTCCAGGAACGGCTTCCCACAGCCACGGCAGGGATACGTGTTCCTATCAGTCGCCATCGTGATCACCCAGTTCCTCGATGCAGCCCAGGTGGACATACTGCCGATCAGCCGATTCCTCGGATGGCCGAAGCCCACCTTCGAACGGGCTGCCCCAGCCTGCATCTGGATCGCCTGGATGATCCACCACACGGATCACATCCATCCGAACGATGCGATCCCCGTGTTCGAACTGATCACCACAGCCGATGCACGTGCTGCTGCTGGCCATCAGATCAGCCCCTTCAGGTGCCACCAGCCGAACCGGATCCTGCACAGCAGGCACTTCGGAACGCCTGGCTTCCCCCAGCATCCCTTAGTGTATCGGGGCCAGTGCCAGCCTCGATGATCCCGGTGTTCAGGTTTCACCCAGCCCAGGTTCATCGATACAGATCCAGATCCAGGGTGCGTTCATCCAGATCCAGTTCCACGAACCCAGCCCGATGGAACTGCCGGAAGCAGATCCAGAACTTCAGCCGGAAGTGCCTTCGATACGGTGGCTTATACGGGGGCAGCCGGAACAGGGCCAGGCGTTCACCGAACGGCCTGATGTCGAAATCCGTGCTGGGGAACCACGCTGGCTGATGTCGGGTTTCGCTGTTAGCCACCTTTTCCCCGAGGATCCAGTCTGTGATCCGCTTCAGCATCATCGATCCCCCATCAGGTTCAGATCCGATTTCCGTTCCCGAAGCCGCTGGGCCTGCTGCCGGTTCACCTGGGCGTTCACCTGCTGGCTGGATACACCAGGCACACGGGCTGCTGCCTGGGCCTGCTGCTGGGATGCGATGGTGGCATTACCTCGTAAGTTCCCGGCCACAGCAGCCGTTCCACCACCCACTAACTGAACCAGGCCCAGCATCCCAGGCGGGATTTCACACCCAGCACACGGGCTGCCGTTATACGCCAGGCAGGTGCTGCACCGATCCCAGTTATCTATCCAGCCCCACCACGTGGGAAGCCAGTAATCCACCATCACTGATCACCCAGATATGGTTCGGTGATCCCCATCCCTTCCGAGACAGCCCGAAGGGTAGCATCTGCATCAGCAGCCGCGTTATGGGCCTGCTGCATCCCAGCCCCGTGCAGCAGCGACTGAACCACGGTGATCGCTGATTCCGGGATCTGCATCGGCTTTTCCGTGGGTGCAGCGTTCCCATCAGCATCCAGGCCGTAACTGATCAGGCGGTAATCCCCACCGGCCTGCTGATCGAGGATATAGATGCGGGTGGATTCTTCACCAGGATCGATGGCCGTGATCGCTTCATCCAGATCCACATCGTGTTCCTGGGCTGCTGTCTCGATCACTGCCTGGGGATCGTTCACCCCATCATCTGCATCTGCCTCGGGATCAGGCCCCACTTCATCCAGCCGCTGATCGGTGCCTTCCCAGGTGAACTGGGTTACATCGAAGTAATCCTGGCAGGATGCACAGAACGTTTTCCCGTATTGGTGGGGATCCCTGGCGAACGATTCAGCCAGATCTGCCCCCATCGTGGTGGCCCCACCGCATCCATCAGTGTGGATGTAGGTGGATCGCACCGGCTGCACGAATTCCCCCTGATCGGTGGTGGGATGGCGTTCGAACTGGCCATCTTCACGCCGTTCGCCATAATCGAAGCCGTCGTTCGGTTCCTCGGGATCTTCAGACATCACGCACCACCCAGATCCTTCAGGCACAGTTTCGTGCTGGGATCGCATCCCTCGGTTTCACAGCCGCTGCACAGCCTCGATTCCTTCCGTTCCATCTGATCCCCACAGCAGGGGCAGTCTGTTCCTTTCGCATCCACATCTGCTTCGGTGTATTGGGTCATTTCTGAATTACTTCCTCGGGGATTCTGCACTGCTTTAAGTATGGATCTTCGATCTACCTGCATTATTCCTGCACCAGTGCATCCAGATTATCGTGGCCGCTGGATCCACCCTGATGCTGGGCTGAATTACCCTCGTAATGCAGCCCCAGCCGGATTTCCCGGAAGAACCCCTGAAGGGCAGACAGATCATCCTTCTTGAACTGCTGATATGGATCGCCCTGATCGGTGTAAACCGTTCGTTCCAGGCCCTGATCGAACAGATCCTTCAGGATGTCCACCCGTAAGACGGCAGCCGCTGCCATCGCCATCGCCTGGCTGTCGTTCAGGGTTTTCTGCTGGTATTCCAGGAATCGGTGTTTGAATTCTTCCCGCTGCCGTTCATCCATCACTTCCAGCAGCCGTTCGGCTGTCATATGCAGCCCGTGCTTCATCGCATTAGTATTCCCTTCAGGCGCACCACCACCAGGATTCCCCAGTGCGTGATCGTTCCCTTCAGGCGCACCCCGGCCATCGGCCACTGATCCCGGTGAATCCTCGGGATCCTCGGTATGTGAATCGATCCAGCACCTCGATCCCTCGGTGGCCGGGTTCTGGCAGGGGCCTTCCTGCCCAGGGTAGCCACATCGTTCCTGATCCTGTTCCTCGGTATCCACCAT